TCTGCGATGGTTTTGTAGCCAGCCTTGAACGCTTCTGATTTCTCATTAATCTCCTCTGGAAGTTGAATCATGACGAATCTTCGAGACGAACCATCGACGCTATTTGCTGCAATAGTTGCATGTGCGGTAGTCGCCGATCCTGCAAAAAAATCCATCACTATATCGTCGCCTGCCGTGGTCATTTCCACTAGTGCCTGAATGATCGTTTCATCCTTCGGAAAATCAAAAACATGTGCTTCCATCAACGCATCAAGTCGAATTGATGCACCACGCCCATCTTGATAGAAAACGCTGTAAGCAGCTTCTTTGTTTGCCTCGTGAAGATATACCTTTAATGTTGGCCGTGTCTTTTCGTCTGCACCAAATCGAATACGCTCATCTGCAAGCAACTCCTTCATGCGCTCCGGGGCAAATGACCAGCCATTAGGATGCATATTCACTGGTTTCCCAGTTATTGGATGCAAAATTTCATAGCGCGAGCGCGATGTGGGCTGTGGTTTGCGAAGATCACTTGCAAAATAGATACCTCGCTTGTCAACGTATTGATAGTGTTTATGCCGCTTACTTGGATCGCTATCGGAGAGGCTGCTATACCATTTTCGCAAGCCAACTTCGACAGCCGCATCGTCACCACCAAACTTACGGCGCAACTCCGAATAGGTTTTCTCAATTTCGGTGAGACCCTTTTTCAGAATTTGCCACGAGGCTCCTCGCTCTTTAAGAGCATTCATACTACGCGCAAAGCAAATGATGTATTCGTGTGACGCCGATATAAAGCGCGAGTCATTCTTTCGTCCAGCAGCCCAAACCATCGTACCTACAAAATTCTCTGCACCGAAAACTTCACTGGCTATACTTTTTAAGTTCTCAAATTCAGCATCATTGATGGAGATAAAGATGGCACCATCTTCTTTTAATAACCCCCTGGCAAGACGAAGCCGTGAATAAATCATTGAGAGCCAATCGGAATGAAAGCGACCATTCGATACTGTGTTAGCCACCAACCTATTTCCGTCTTCATCTACTTGATTTGAACGACGCAAGTATTCGTCTGCATCTTCGGCAAAGTCATCCTCGTAAATAAAGTCGTTCCCGGTGTTGTACGGCGGATCAATGTAGATCAGCTTCACCTTGCCCAGATACGTCTCCTGCAACAGCTTCAGTGCATCAAGGTTGTCTCCCTCAATGAACAGGTTCTTCGTCGTATCGAAGTCCACACTTTCCTCACGCACCGGGCGCAGTGTCTTGGCAATCGGCGCGTTAGCCGCGAGCAAGGCTTCGCGCTTACCGGGCCAGTTCAGGTGGTAGCGTTCTTGCGGTCCTTCCACAATCGACTCAGCAAGCTCCTGCCGCAGTTGGTCAAAATCCACCGCCAGTTTCACACTGCCGTCTTCGCCCTTGGCTTCGGTGATGCAGCCTGGAAACAGATCGCGAATGCGGGCGATGTTGTCCTGCGTGAGATTTGGTGAATGCATTTTTAGCTTTTCCATGTTCTTTTCCTCTGGACGTCGCACTGTTGCGCGGCGTCCTAATTCTTTCTGGGCTGGTTTTATTCGGCGTCAGAATTGTTTTGGTGTTTGAGCTCGGCAAATTTGGCAGCCATCGTTGGGTTGCCGCGCGTGAGTCGCTTGACCGTCAGGTCTTCGGCTTTATCGTTGGCAAGCCGAAGATTGTTGGCGGACTTGTGCAGGGCTTCTTTGGTCTTTTCAAGGTCCTTGATGGCTTCGTCGATGCGCTTGACCGCTTCTTCAAACCCATCTGAAGCCAAACGCCAGTTGCGACCGAATGCGGTCTTGAAGTCATCGAGCTGGGTTTCAAATTGGGTGATGTCGATGTTCTGCGCCTTCACCAGCGCCAGCTCGGACTTGTATTGAAGTGACTTCATCGCTGCATTGCGTAGTAGCGTGATGATGGGGATGAAGAACTGAGGCCGAACGACATACATCTTCGGGTAGCGGTGAAACACATCAACGATCCCAGCGTTGTAAAGTTCACTGTCTGGCTCCAGCAGGGAAACCAGCACGGCGTATTCGCAACCTTTTTCGGTGCGGTCCTTGTCGAGCTCCTTGAAGAAGTCTTCGTTTTTCTTCTTGGTTGCTGTTTCGTCGCCTTCGTTCTTCATCTCGAACATGATCGAGACGATCTCGGTGCCTGCATCATCCATGTCCCGGAAGATGTAGTCGCCCTTGCTGCCGGTGCGAACGTCGTTGTCTTTTTCGAAGTAGGCCATTGGGAATGCGGTGGCTCGGAGACGGTTAAACTCAATCTCGCAATGCTGCTCCAGGGTTTCCCCAATCATCTTGGTCGACAGCCGTGCCTTCATGTCCCGCAGACGTACAATCTCACCATCGCGATCTTTAAGCTGTGTTTCGTATTTATCTTTGAGTGCAGTCTCGGCAAGTTGCTTTTCCAATGCTGCTCGCTCTAGTCCGTTCTTGAGTTCGTCACGCTCCTTCGTCACCACGCTGACCGCTTCGGTGAGCGCGAGCTTTTGTGTAACTTCGCCCGCTGCAAGCTTGGCCTGCAGACGCTGAATCTCCGCATCCTTGGTGGCCTCGGCTTGCTGTAGCTCACTTAATCGCTTCGCCTCGGCCAGTTGAGCTTTAGTTTCAATCTCTTGCTTTGCTTTTTCCAGCGCGTTCCTCAGTGCATCGCGATCTTTTTCTACCGCGCTCAGCGCCTCACTGACAGCAAGCTTTTGCGCCACCTCTCCTGCATCCAGCCTAGCCTTTAATGCCTGGATTTCGGCATCTTTTTCAGAAGCAGCCTTCTGCAATTCGCTGGTAACCTTGGCTTGAGCCAGCTCGACCGCATTTTGCTTGTCCCTTTCGGCCAGCTCAAGGCGTTCATGTAACTGCTTCTCAAAGTCAGCATCGCGAACCTGTTTCAGAATGTCTGAGTAACCAGCTTCATCAATCTTGAAAGCCTTGCCGCAATGGGGGCAGATGATTTCATGCATAGTCATTTTCCTTCTACCTTGGCCAAAATTTGCTGGAGCATCTCTGGCACCGCCCCTGCGGATTTGAGTGTCGCCGTGCGGTATGCGAGTTGGTTCTTCGAGAGACTAATACCTGTGGCAATCTCGATTTCACTGCAAGCAGCTAGCCACTCAGGCCAGTTGGCTACGAGAAATGATTCCAGATGGTCTTCAAAAATGGCGACTGTGTCGCCTACGACAGCTTCCGGAAAATCTTCTTCAGCAATACCGAAGTATTTCAGAGCTGTCCGGTTTTCTCGGGCATTTTTTGCAAGTTCTTCATCGATCTTGTTTTGCTGTTTTCCTTTGGCTTTTGCTCGCGCCGCACATGCTCTGTCAGCATCGAAAAGCGCATAAACCGGGATACCGAGTGCGGACAGGATGGCATGGACAAGAGGAATCGACGTCTTGCCTCCGACTGGGACAATGGAAATACCAGCGGCTTCAAGCGCACCATGAGATATTTTGTCGCCTATACCGTGGAACACCGATGACTCGGTGGTACCCTCCACAAGAAAAGCGCGATGGGCAAAGAGGGCTACAGCCAGTTGCTCTGAAACGATGCCATCTAACTGACGTTCGACAACATCACCATTTACTATCTGGTGCAGCCTGGTCTTCACATCATCAATGGAGGCAAAGTGGATAGTCACAGTCGGAGTCTCTCCAGATGATCGCGTCAATCTCCTGACATGATCAAAATGGCGGGCCTCAAGGAAATAAGGGCTGTGCGTTGCATAGGTTACTTGGATACACTTGTCGGGGTCTTCAACAAGTGAGCGGAGCACTTTTGCAAACGCCTGTGCCTGAATCGGGTGCTGAAAGAGCTCAGGTTCTTCAATTGCTAAACAGATGACTCCGTCGGCTGAAGCTGCTCCCGATTGTGCCAAGAGCTGGAGCGCCGAGATCAGAATAGTCCGCTGAAAACCATGCCCCTGTCGCTCTACCGCTGTTTCGGTTGTACCATCGAGCACGGATACTTCGAACGTGGTCTTGGGGGCTTTGAGCTCTACCTCTGCGGGAGAAACCGTGACCGCCCGACCGGGTGAGTATGAGCAAACAACCTCGTTAAGCTGCGTCGTCATCACCTTAAGCTGGGCTTGGAATTTCTCTTCGTAGACTTTCTGCTGCTTTGCTCTGGACTCCTCGACGATTGCCGCAATCTCCTGATCTGCCGCTGCACGATCAACGGAGCGTTCCAGGATGCGTCCGATGATGCTCGATTTACCGTCAATGGACTCTTCGCTTGCACGAAGGTCTGCAGTCACCAGCACAAAATCGAAGAGGCCGCTCATCTTGCCGCCGCTGTTGAAACCAAAGAAGTTGGTTTGCAGCGATTCGGGGGCGTCTACGAGTAACTCTGTATGTGATGCCTCCCAGGTAGTCATTGCCTGGTCAATGGCTGTACCGGTAGTGGCTGTAGGAAGCTCCAGCTCTGGACGACTAGTTCTGAGATTTGTATAAAGCTCCCTCTTCGCCGCTACGCCATTTGCAGTTTTGATTACGTTGAACTCTGGGAATCCCTTTGCGTTTGCAGAGAGCACATCGGTGCCGTCAGCTGAACGGCGCTTCCACGCCGTGAATGTAGCTGCGCCCTCTGGAGTGTACTTACCAAGCGCCTCCCGATCCTTTTCGGTGAGATCTGCGAATGTGACTTGCACCTCGATGTCTTCGCTAGCTTCTCCAAAGGAGCAGTCTTTCTCTGTCAGCGAGCCGGGCTTGCCGTTGAAGAACCAATCGAGTGCATGTAGCACTGTCGACTTGCCAGCGCCGTTCGGCCCTATGAATGTCGTAACGGAGTCGAAGGGAATCGTGACGTCTTTGAGTGCCCGGAAGTTTTTGATGCGAACGGATTGAATCTTCATTTCAGTTTTATTCCCTTATACCTGTTGTGATCTATCAATGTTTGAGTTCTTCCAGTTCTATTTTCAACATTCGCAGTTTGGCGTTGATCTCTACCTTGCGGTTGAATTGTTTTTCTTTGGCAAGTCTGCTGGCTATTTTTTCAACCTCACGTTGCTTGGCTGCAACCAGTTCGACACGTGCGACCAAATCCGCGAGACTTTCTTGTAGGCGCGCGGGCGTGGAGATCAGGCTGTGAAGCAACTGCTCATACAAGCCGCCCAAGTCGAGTGCTAAGGGCATGGCGGCGCGCTCACAGTCACTCGGCAACCAGGCTGTTGCAAAGTAGTCACTCAAGACCCAACGGCTGGCGTCTGACTCATTGGGGCGTTTGTACGCAGCGATCACCTTTGTTCGGCCATCAAAGCTCAGCTCGAAGATAATGGGAAACTGCACTGCGCCATCGATGCAACGCAAAACGTCCAGATTCAGCTCCGATGCCTTGAGCTGGATTGAGAAAATCTGAAGCTCTGGTACTCCCAGCCTGGCGGGCAGGTTGATCGTTTCCGGAGCCAACTTGTATTGCCAGACGATCTGCTCCACCTGCTCGACGAACAAGTCCTTCAGCCTCGTATTGGCGCCGCTGTGTTCGTAGATCTTATTCTTTGGCAGGGTACGACCAAAGACAGCCTGCTTCGGATAGTTGATGAACGCGGTATTCGACTCAAATCGCGCAGACTGACTCATCCGGCCTCCTGAATCACGAGGAAGGTAATCAGTTCGAAGTCGTCCAGTCCGACGATAGTATTGACCAACGCGGTGGTCTTTCCGCTGCAGAAGAGGCTGTCCAGATCCTTATCTTCCTTCACCTCGATCATTGAGCGGATGGCCTTGCCAAGCAGGTCCGAATACATCTGCATCTTGCGGCCATCGGCCGTTTCCTTATTGAACAGGAGACAGGCATCTGTAATAGGCTGGGCTTGTCCCTTGCAGCAGGTGCGAACCAGATCCAGCAAACGTTTGACTTCGGTGTAATCGTGAATGACTTCCCCCTCGCGATTAATGTAGACGAGGTAATAAGGGTGCAGGCGGTTGTGCTGACTGACGTTGACGCTTGGATTCCGGTTGCGTAGCGTGAAGATTACACCCGGGCGTAGGCCCATCTCCGGCTTGGCAGGCACTACGGCGTGCATCCCGCTTGGCACGTTGCTCATTTCGCCATTGGCCTTCACATAGTTGAGCAAGTCCATTCGGAAGTCATTGAGCCCGAGATCAGTAATCGACACTCCGGTTTTCAGGTCTTCCAGCTCAATCACTTCCTCTTGCAAACGTCGCAATTGCTCTTTGCGATAAGACACATCGTTGGCTTGGGCGCTCAGCACATTGTCGTCACCGGTGGCAGTGACATCGGCAATCATCATTCGGCTTTCAACCCGTTCCTTCAGGTTGATGTATTCGTCGAGCGAGATGTCTGGCCAGTAGTTAACCAGTTGGATGCTGCTGTTGGGTGAGCCGATGCGATCCACACGGCCGAAGCGCTGGATGATGCGCACGGGATTCCAGTGGATGTCGTAGTTGATGAGGTAGTCGCAGTCCTGTAGGTTCTGGCCTTCAGAGATACAATCGGTGCCGATCAACACATCTATCTCTGCCTCCTCATTTGGCAGCACGATGGCTTTCTCCTTCGAGTGCGGCGAGAAGAGGGTGAGCAGTTCCTGGAAGTCATAGCTCTTCTTGAGCGTGCTCTTCGGTGCCCCTTTGCCGGTGACTTTTGCACTGTGCAAGGTCTGTGTAGCCAGCAATTCCGGAGCCAAATTGGCATACAGATAGTCAGCGGTGTCGGCGAAGGCGGTGAAGATCAGCACCTTCTTGTTGCCAGGATTCAGCGGTGCTGCGATCTTTTCCAGAACCAGTGCTTTGAGATGCTGCAGTTTGGCATCATCGGCAGCCGTGATCTTGTTCATCGACGTCAGCAAAGCATCAATGATTTCCAGATCGACCTTCAGCTCGTGCTCCCAGGAAGGCAAGTCCATATCGGCGAGGCTGATTTTGACCTTGCCACCGATCTCACTGTCGCCATTGCTTGGCAGGTCGTCGTCCGCGTCGAGGTTTTCTAACTGGTCGGTCAGGTCATTTATTCTGCTATCAATGCCACTGAGGCCGCCAGTCTCATTGAAAGTGCTGATCTTGGCCAGCGTATTAGTGTGGTTCGCGCGCAGGGACTTGAGCGTCAAGCGGAAAGACTCAATCGAGCTTTCCAGGCGCTTGAGCAGGTTGGTCGTCATCAATGCCTGCAAACTCTTTTCACGGTCGATTTGTTTAAGCTTGCCTTTCCCTGCAACCTGAGTGTCATACATCTCCTCGTACTTCTTGAGCCGACTGGGCAGAATGTAGCTGATCGGGGCATAAACGGCGAGCTTGAGCAAAGACAGCTGCTCGAAGATCTCGTTGAAGCTCATCACATCCGTTCGCTGCGTGAGCGGACAGTGGAACGACAAGGGTTTGCGGCGCTCGGGGAATTGGCCTATTTCCTTGGTGTCGTAGAAAGTCTGGATATGCTTGCGTGAGCGTGCGATGGTGACGCTGTCGAGCAATTCGAAGAAGTCGAAGTCCAACGAGTCCAGGATGGCCCGCGCTGTGCGCTCTTCCGGTGGAAGCTTTGCCCATGCATTGAAGCTGGCCTGCGCACCACGGAAAATGTCCTCTACCGTCTTGCCGGTACGCAGCTTCTTGCTGAGGTTTTCGGAATCGCCTTCGTAGGCCAGTGCCAGTTGGTTGCGCAGGTCATTGAAGCGGTTGTTCACCGGGGTGGCCGAAAGCATCAGCACCTTGGTCTTCACGCCTTCCTTGATAACCTTGTTCATCAGCTTCTGGTAGCGGGTTTCCTTGTCCTTATAGGCGTCATTGTTGCGGAAGTTGTGTGACTCGTCGATGACGACGAGGTCGTAGTTGCCCCAGTTAATGCGATTCAGCGGTGTGCCAAATGACTCACCGCTCGTACGGCTGAGGTCGGTATGACAAAGTACGTCGTAGTTGAACCGGTCGCGAGCAAATATGTTGGTTTTGAGGTTACGGCTGTAGTTCAGCCAGTTGTCCGCCAGCTTCTTGGGGCATAACACCAGAACTGACTTGTTGCGCAGTTCGTAATACTTTATCACGGCCAGCGCGGTGAAAGTCTTGCCCAAGCCCACGCTGTCGGCCAAGATGCACCCGCTGTAGCTCTCAAGTTTGTTAATGATCCCGGTGGCAGCATCTTTCTGGTAATTGAAGAGTTTGTTCCAGATGAGCGTGTCTTGATAGCCTGTGCGGTCGTTCGGTAGGACATCCTCGTTGATGTCGTCCAGAAACTCATTGAAGATATTGTAGAGCATCAGGAAGTAGATGCTCTCGGGCGAGTTTTCCTGGTAGACGGATGCAATGTGGTCGCAGATCTGCTCCGTTACATCCTCCAGCTTCTCAGGATCTTGCCAGATCTGGTTAAACAGACTGAGGTAGGTCGCCGTAAACGTCGACTCGTCCATTTTGTTGACGAGGTTTGAGACAGCGTTGCCTTGCTGGTAGCCAAGATCGACGGCGGTAAATCCGTGCAGTGGCATGTAGGCAGTCTCTGCGGCGGCGGCCTGAACACAAGCAAACTGCTGCATCGGAGCCTTGCTGCGATTGGACTTGAATGTTGCCTTGCGCCGCATCCAGTCCGCGCACTCTTTTGCAATTGCGCGCTGGGTCAGTTTGTTACGCAGCTGAATTTCGAACTCACTCCCGTACAAGCTCCGTTCGCGGTCAGCCTTCGGTATGTGAAATTCTCTGCGTTCCTTGCGAATCTTGTCGGTAACCTCGTTAGCGGTAAACGTCGGTGAGGTAAAGATGAATTGCAGCTCGTCGATTTTTTCCAGCTCTGCTTTGAGCGCTTCGAACGCGTACATCGAAAAGCAGGAGGCGGCGATCTTCAGGCGAGCACTAGGTTTGAGCGTCTGCTTTAGGTCGTCTCCGAGCAGGTGGTTGATATTGTCGATCAGTTCCATCAAGAGTCAGCCTTTGTAGCGGCGCTATAGCCTGGTGCCAGTAAGGCGTTTTTCACGCCGTAAATCGCGAGATGATCTTTGAGCCATAAACGGTACTCCGGTCCATTTAGGCAATGATCGGGTGAGCAGTCAACCCGCCAGCGCTGCAACATATAGCCCACTACAGCCGCGCGAACGCGCATCCTAATCGAGCCATCGGCCATCCCGTAGTCCATCTTGATGATCTCGGGGCGTTCAATGCGCGGGTGCGGCACGAAATCCAACTCGACGATGCGCGTCCACTGGATATCATTATCCGGTCGTTCGTTGGCCTGTGGAACCTCTTCAAGCAATGTTGGCGCTTCGATGCGGGTGACGACGAAATCCCGAAACTCTCCACTTTTGCGATCAAAGGCCCGGGCGTGCCAGCGCAGGCCGGTATCTACCAAAGCAAAGGGCACAATGACCCGTTCGGACTTGCCGCTGCTCATCGAGTGGTAGCGGATGGCGACGGGGCGCTTGGAGTGGATGGCTCGACAAATCACGGCCAACACATCCATCTTGGGTATGCTCAGGACTGTGGGGGATTCACAGGGTAGCAACGCCTGCATTGGGCCATTCACGCCATCGCCAAAGCCCAGAGCCAGCGCCGACAGAACACGCTGCGATGCGTGCTCGAATAACGGAGAGAACGCCTGCCCGATACGATAGATCTTGTCGCTACCATCAAAGGTGATGTTATTCGGAGCGATTTCCCGGTACAAAGCCAAATCGCGAGTCGCTCCTGCTGGAGCAACGCCAAAGCGCTCAATCAAATCTGGGCGACCGATCTCACCGAAGAAGTAAAGCCGAAAATCGATGTAGGCCAGCCGTTCGCGCTGGACCTGGCTCAAGTCGTCAAGCCGCTTACAAGGGGGACTAGGCATGAATCATCACTATAGGGAAAAATTAAAATTTAATACGGTAATCAATAAAGTGCCATGATTATAATCAAATTGATGATAATCGACATTAATATTTATGTAAAAGCAAGAGATGACGTTTCAAACGTAGACAGTCATCGTATTAGCCGATGTTTCTACAACGTTAGATTAATGCCTAACAACTATAAAACCTTACTGCCCAATGCCCTATCGCCCCTCGGACAATTTGTCCTTACCCACTGATCTGGCTTGAGGATGAGGGGGACAGAATAACCTAACGACTTAGTAGCCGGGATCACCGGCGGAAGGGGTCTAACACCTACCTTAACTCAAATTAATTTCAGTTATATATCATCCCTCTGAACATATCCGATTAACGGCGGAATCTCTCGATCCTGCCGTTTTTGTATTATTTTTCAGAGGAGTAGTAATGAACAATTCTGAAGGTTTGAAGCCATTTCAGCAGTCGCTTGATGGTCTGCCACAATGGGTCTCAGAACGAGTCATGCAGCAAATTCGTCAACTGACAAACTACGAACCAGTGATCGGCATCATGGGTAAAACCGGTGTTGGGAAGAGCAGTCTGTGCAATGCCCTGTTTGCTGGAGAGGTATCGCCGGTCAGCGATGTGGCGGCCTGTACTCGTGAGCCACTGCGCTTTCGACTGCAAGTTGGCGACCGCCATATGACGCTGGTGGACCTGCCCGGCGTAGGCGAAAGTGGCGCTCGCGATATCGAGTATGCTGCGCTGTATCGCGAACAACTCCCCCGGCTCGACCTGGTGCTGTGGTTGATCAAGGCTGATGACCGGGCGCTGGCAGTAGATGAACACTTTTATCATCAGGTGATTGGGGAGGCATACCGGCATAAGGTGCTGTTTGTTATCAGCCAGTCGGATAAGGCCGAACCCACCAGCGGTGGGAGACCATTGTCCATCACGCAGAAGCAGAACATCAGCCGCAAAATCTGTCTGCTGCATGAGCTGTTCCAGCCCGTACATCCAGTATGTGCCGTGTCGGTCCGTCTTCAGTGGGGGCTGCGGGTGATGGCCGAGCGAATGATTAAGTGTCTGCCACGTGAGGCCACCAGCCCGGTGGTGTCGCAACTCCAGCCTTCCTTTCGCACGACGTTAGTCCGGGAGCAGGCTCGTAGCGATTTTGGTGAAACCATCGGTGCTGTACTCGATAGCATCAGTGCCTTTCCCCTGATACCCGCCCCGGTGCGGGCCGTCATTCAGGCCGTGCGCACCACTGTGGTGTCAGTGGCCCGCGCCGTCTGGGATTTCTTCTTCTAAGTATTTAACCCATTCCTGTTATTTCCCTGACCCTGTCGCCGATGCGACGGGGATCCCTTTTATTTGTTTTCCCGTTATGAGGAGTCTGCTTATGACCCGTCTGGCTTCGCGCTTTGGCGCAGCAAATTTTATCCGTCGCGACCGCCCTTTAACCCGTGAGGAGCTGTTTCGCGTGGTGCCCAGTGTGTTCAGCGAGGACAAACATGAGTCCCGCAGTGAGCGTTATACCTATATACCCACCATATCCCTGCTGGGCAGCCTACAGCGAGAAGGCTTCCAGCCATTCTTTGCCTGTCAGACCCGGGTACGTGACCCGGGTCGTCGGGAACACACAAAGCACATGCTGCGCCTGCGTCGGGAGGGACAGATTACCGGTAAGCAGGTGCCGGAAATCATTTTGCTGAATTCACATGATGGCACCAGTTCGTACCAGATGTTGCCGGGACTATTTCGTGCGGTTTGTCAGAACGGGCTCGTCTGTGGTGAGTCATTTGGCGAGGTGCGGGTGCCGCACAAGGGGGACGTGGTAAGTCAAGTGATTGAAGGCGCGTATGAAGTGCTGGGCATTTTTGACCGTGTGGAGGAGAAGCGGGATGCGATGCAGTCGTTGCTGTTGCCGCCACCGGCGCAGCAGGCACTGGCAAAAGCCGCGCTGACGTACCGCTTTGGTGAAGACCACCAGCCGGTGACTGAATCGCAGATCCTCTCCCCGCGCCGCTGGCAGGATGAGAGTAACGACCTGTGGACCACGTATCAGCGTATTCAGGAGAACCTGATTAAGGGCGGGCTCAGTGGCCGTAATGCCAAAGGGGGACGGTCACATACCCGGGCCGTTCGCGGTATAGACGGGGACGTGAAACTTAACCGGGCACTGTGGGTGATGGCGGAAGCGATGCTCACGCAACTGCGGTGACCGTTTCATGTTGCCACGTTGTTAATATCGGACACCACCTGTCCGCATTGCAACGTGCTGGCGGTCCTTACACACCGAGGGATGGCCTGTAACCCCCGCTACATCTGGCTTTTGCAGAAATAAAAAATAGTTTCTGTGGTGTCCATACCCTGTCCGCCCCCTTATTTAAAGTAATCACATCATTTTCAGTCAGTTAACTTCCACGGAGAACGTCTCATGACACAGGCAGAACGCCGCCATGACCGGCTGGCTGTCAGACTGTCACTGATAATCAGCCGTCTGGTGGCGGGGGAAACGCTGAGTGTGCATAAGCTGGCCGCTGAGTTTGGTGTGTCGGTGCGCACGCTGCGGCGTGATTTTCGCGAGCGGCTGATGTATCTGGACCTGGAGTATCAGTCCGGATATTGCCGCTTACGTACTGCTGGCAGTGAAATGCAGATGGTGCCCGACGTGCTTATCTTTGCTCACCGCAGCGGGCTGGCCGGACTTTTTCCAGGCCTTGACCGCCGTCTGGTGAACGCTCTGCTGATGTGCGATGAGTCTCCCTGCGTGATAGCACCAGCTAATCCGGTTCCTTCGCCCTCAGGAGCATTGTCTTTCTGGAGACTGATTCAGGCCATTACCGGGCGCAGGCGGGTGACGCTGATTGCGGAGGGGCGACGCTGTGAGCGCCTGGCTCCCTGCCGATTACTCATACACCAGCAGACCTGGTATCTGGTGGCTGAACACTACGGGCATATCGCCGTATTCACACTTGATGAAATCCATCTGATTCATCCTTTGCAGGAGACTTTTCGCCGCAATGACAGTCTGTGCCGTCTGACTGAAGACCCGGTTTTCATTCAGGCCTTACCCCATTTTCGCTTTATCCAGCAGTCACTGCTTACGTTTGTTCCGGCTGACAGCCCACCGGAATAGCGTAGGCGTTGTTATCAACCCGGCAACAGGGAGGAACCCGATGCCCGTTATTGCCATTATCGCCATTGTTGTTATCGTCATCATTCTGAACAAAACCGGGGTGTCCGACAGCCTCATCGCCCTGACGCTTGCCACCGTTGCCGCTCTGCTGACGGGCGGCGGTGCAGCCGGTGCTGCCAGTGTTGCACTGACGCCGTTCGTCGGTGTGCCGGTGGGTATTTTTGTGGGGATTTATGTCTTTGCCAAAGTGGTTCGTCTGATTTCAGGAAAAAATAATGAAACGTAAAACACTACCTCTGCTGGGGCTGGTTGCCGCCACTCTGTTTCTGAGCGCCTGCGATGACAGGAGTGATGACCTCAAAGCTATCAGTAAATTTAAGGACCTCACGCCTCCGCGCTTCAGCGATGTTGTCAGCCGTCAGGATGATGTCAGCGAAGAATGGTCCCAGGTTGGCTTCTCATCCGGTCTCACCCTGCAGGTCTTACGTACCCGCCAGTCGCCCGATGGCTGCGAGGGAGGCAGTTACTACTATCTGGTGGATATGGAGGAAAAAACCGTCCAGCCGCTGATGAATGCGCTATGTATTGCCGACAACATCAGCCTGGAATACCACGAGAAAACTGACCCGCGCACCCGGGAGCGTTTCCTTGAATATTCCCATGACGGCAAACTGATGGGACGGCTGCTGATACCCTCAAATCCTGATAACCGGGAATAAATACAAAGACAAAGGAGACAGAAATGAAAGTACGTTCACTAAGCCGGTATGTGCTCTCAGGCGTGCTGCTTACCAGCTTTAATGCCTCAGCGGTTCCCGGACTATGGCAGCAGGGTTATGGCCAGGGCAATGCGGAATACAGCGTGACGGATGGCAGCGGAAAGATATTTACCATCAACTGCACGGAAAATCCGGACCAGAACGGTATTTACCAGCACTCGGTTTTTCTGACCCTCGCAGGGGATAAAACGATCAGCTCGCATGATGACAGTACCGACATCACAGTGGTGATGGACCATAAGCAATATGCCATTCCCTCAACCCTTGGCTGGCGTAACGGGGATAATGCCTGGTTTAGTTTCATCATGGATATCCGTAAGGCCAGTCAGTTCGACGTCTACGTTAATGACCGCAAAGCGGGGACCTTCAGCGTTGACCTGACGAACGCTACGAAAGCACTGCCAACATTAGCAGACTGCACTAACGAGTGACAGTTGTGCTTTCCATCCATAACAACATACCTGACTGCCAGGAGCAGTCAGGGTTTATTTTTTCCTTTTTATTTCCACCGATTAGTCCAGGCACTTCCGAATGACGATCACAGTGGCCAGTTTTAGTTGACTATATAGCAATGATAAAATAATCACGTGTTATGTTGAGATTGTTTATTTAGCGGTTGAGAGAAACTATGGATAAAATTTGTGATAAGTGTGCACACATGATGAGTGCATGCACCTGTGGAACTTGTGAGAACTGTGACGAGAAAGAGTCGGACTGCACCTGCAAAAAATGTAGCCAGTGCAATAAACTTGAGGACTTCTGCTCTTGCAGAGTTTGTGAAGAATGTAGTGAAAAAGAAGCAGAGTGCTGCTGTTAAAATGTTAACAATACAGGCTGCAGGAGCTGCCTGCCTGCAGCTTCGATTGCCGACGTCAACCGCTCCCAGTTGGTTAGGGTACTTCGATTCTTGCAACAATCGCTGGACTCACAGCACAAAGCGGACAAACTTTCTAAACCAAAGGTCCGCTGAGAGCGAGAATCAGACGTTACTAAGACATTACGTACACCACGGCGCCTTAGTCGACTGGAAATAGGTATTCCTACCATAAGGTTCATTCTTCCTCATGATAATCGCTCTTGCTCCATAATGGCTTGATAGCGTGATAGGCGCCACTGAATGGACATTTAGAATTTTTGTTCCGCTGGATTCGGAGCAAATCATCAATATCCTTTTCGATGATTTTTTTTACCTGTGAATGGTATCGCTGAAGTGAGACATCACTAATGGACTTTTCAAAGCGGAGGCTGGTGTCTTGATTCACAAGATCGTAAACACCGTCTTTTATTTTCATTCTGTTGCCTTCAGGGATGCCCATTTTCAGGTCATAGCATTTCAACCCGGCCAGACGGACTTCGACACCGACGCGCTCAGTACGTGTTTTCTTGTGGCTAATCAGAAGCACTTTATTGTTTTCGTACCATTTTTCAAAGGATTGCACTATATCTCTGTTCTTTTGTTGGTTGCCTTGAGAAGCGCTGTAAAAATGATAACTGTTCGAACTATAGACGTGACGTTCCCGGTCGGAGATTTGCGGAATGGTACCTTTCTGCCTGCGCATCTGGTCGGCAGGCTGCTCATAAATACGTAGTAAGCAGTCTGCGAGAGAGTCTGAAGCATCATGCAACGTATTGGTCTGGATGAGTTTCAGGAGGGTATCTCGCTTGATTGAAATCTGGCAATAATCGCTCTCCCAAGCCACTGTCGGTTGCTGCTCTTCCCCTTCTGAAGAGGTGGTGATATCAGGCGTAACAGTGGTGAATTTCCAGACAAATGGTGTTGATTGCGAATATTTGAAATACATCTGAAGCTCAGCCAGCCACTGTATGATCTCCGAAGCATAAATGCCCACATACTGGTCGAACAGATATTCGGCGTACTGAGGTGCGCACTGTTCAACAATCCTTTCAATGAACTCAACACGCCCTTCATCGTTAATTAACTTTATTATTTTATGGAATACGCCGTTCTTCCGCCTTTCTCCTATCAGAAAATTTGTGTGAACTTTTTCAAATTCGGACAGCCAGTCGGGAGTAACAATGCCGGCATCATGCAAAGCGGTAATTAAGTTGTAAATTGCATCAGCAAGTATCGGAAGTGAATCTATTTTGTGGAAATCGTTCAATCGGGAAAGTAGCTCCTGGCTGCATGAGTGCGCAATGGAAAGGTCCTGATGGCAGTAGCCTTTTCGTGCCTGAGGCGGGATTGGCGAACAATGTGTCGGGCCCTCGGCCAAGATGGCAAACATATCATCGTGAATAAACTGCTCCAGAAGTTTGCTTTGTTCCGTAAAGCGGAACCCCTGCTCTGTTGGCTGCCGGTTCATCTCTCTCCAGGTCTTCAGACTGACCTTGCCATCATCAAAACCGGCATAGAGTTGATGCATGAAAATGAGTGCATCCATGAGGCTGTCCTGCTTTTGTTCCTTAAAATGAAACTCATATGTGTTCTGAGAGTAGATTTTGTTGATTTTATTGCTCTGGGCTCGCAGCTTTGTCAGTACCTTGTGCTGCTCATCAAACCACTTGCTGAATTCAGTATCTTCATTCAGTTGCCGGGCCTTAAGGATGAGGAGAAGTATCTGTTCGCTGATTGCATCATAAATGTTCGGGAAAGGGTTGGCGGCACCAGAAAGAAACGTGCAGAACAGAGACTTGTTATGTTCAGAATGGTGCATTCGGACCTCTTTTTTGTGATATTTATCACAATTTATGATTATGTTTATGCCGTTCAGCTGAAGAGAAAATTGATAAAGCTGGCCATTTCAACACCGCCGCCTGTGTTTTCATCTAAAAATCATAGCAGAATGATTATAAAAATCACGAAAATTATCTATTTGATTTTAAATTGTGACTTTTCTTTACCAAAAAACGAAAAATAAAAAAAATTGATAAATTAACAACGTGGAATTTTAAAATTAATCAATTTAATAAAATAATTAACTAACTTGATTTTTTTATCGCCATATACCATTGTGTCTTCAGCGGGGTGTGTTGCCTCGCATTTCATGAGGGTGATAGACATGAGTGAAGTAACGACGCAGGATATTGATGATGCATTGGAGCGAGCCCAGACGTTGAAAGATATAGCTGAGGAGTTCGTCGATATCGCTGATGGCATCAATAATGCTGAGCGTATCAGATTGGAGGAAGAGCGTGATATCGACATTGATAGCTCACGCTGGGTTCCTCTGGATGACATCCCACTGGGTGAAGAAGTGCTTCGAGTGAAAGATGATACGCCTAGCCTAGAAAGCGCAATCCAGACGCTGGAAAACCTGGCTGAAGGTAAAATTCCTGCTGCTGATATCATCGAAAAATTCCAAGAGGCGATGGAAGACCTGGAAACTGTCGAAGGTACGCTTCAAGATGTAGGCGCAGAAGAAGTCATCAAAGCCTCTCAAGCACCTTACGAAAATGACTTCGACGATGAGCAGGATGACGGGGAATACAGTGAAGAGTAGGACAATTAACGGGTATGGCTACCCGTTCAACTTGAACCGCTCCATGTAGTTTGAATTCACGGGCCTGCTATTAAAGTCAGGCCCTGAATTTTTAAACAACACATGATAATCCTGCGTATTAAGGAACGTCCGCCAATGGCACAGAATGGTCTATCAGCATTATAAAAGTATTCAGATATATATCATTCCTCTGAACATACCCGATTAGCGGCAGAAACTCACGATTCTGCCGCTTTTTTATTATTTTTCTGAGGAGTAATAATGAACAGTTCTGAAGATTTAAACTCGTTTCACCAATCGTTTTATGACCTACCTCAGTGGGTATCGGCTGATTGCGCAGCAGGGCTACTGGTACCTGTCGGTATCACCGGCATTAACATTGAAGACGACCAGGGCAGTCACGTCCGCATGATAGTTTGCGATGCCGAAGGTCGGATGGCTGGCAGGCATGGAACTTTTAACCGGAAGCCGGTGAAGGTCTTAACCGCTATATCTCCAAGCCAGATATCTTTACGGACTTATTCACCCATTACCAGCAACATTTAACCTTCCCGAACACACATTATTACTCCATACGCCAGCCATCGCCGCTGGCGTTTTTTATTGACGGAGACATACCCATGACAACAGCGGCACAAAACAATCTTGCATCTGCTAACGAGTCCGAATTTGAACTGACCGTAACGCAGGTACCTGACGAACAGCGTCTCGATTTCTGGCCGCAGCACTTTGGCGCTATCCCGCAGTGGATAACGCTGGAACCCCATATTTTCGCCTGGATGGACCGCTTCTGTGATGAGTACTGCGGGGGTATCTGGTCCTTTTACACGCTCAGCAATGGCGGCGCGTTTATGGCCCCAGATGCTGAGAGTGGCGATAAATGGCACCTGTGCAACAGCATGAACGGCAATGGTGCGCAAATGAGCGCGGAAGCCGCAGGTATCGCTGTCTGCCTGATTGAATACAGCCATCACGCCTGTCGCACCGAATGTGATGCCATGACTGAGCACTATTACCGCCTGCGGGATTACGCCCTGCAGCACCCTGAATCCAGCGCCATTCTGAGCATTATTGATTGAGGATACTCATGATGGAACAGTCACTTACCCCACTGGCTCCGGTACTCCCACTGAGCGCTCAACGCACTGTGCAACATGCCCTGGCCCTGCTTGACCGCCACCTGCGCGAAACAGGCGTGGCATTCACTTCCACTCAGGCTGCCCGTGACTGGCTGAAACTGAAAATGGCGGGACTGGAGCGCGAAGAGTTTATGGTGCTGTACCTGAACCAGCAGAACCGGTTGATTGCCCACGAAACCCTATTTGTCGGTTCCATTAGCAGTACCGAGGTACATCCCCGTGAGGTGGTCAAACGCGCCCTGTACTTCAATGCGGCAGCAGTGATATTGGCTCATAACCATCCCTCCGGCGACACCTCGCCCAGCAAGGCAGATAAGACCATCACGCAGCGTCTGGTGCAGGCGCTCCAGCTCGTTGATATCCGTGTGCCTGACCACCTTATCGTTGGTGGCACGCAGATATTGTCGTTCGCTGAACACGGTCTGCTTTGAGGTCTGCCATGAAAATTATCAGTAAACGCCGGGCGATGACGATTTACCGTCAGCATCCGGCTTCCCGCATTTTTCGCTACTGCACCGGCAGATACCAGTGGCACGGCAGTGTCTGTCATTACACCGGTCTTGTAGTTCCTGACATTCCCGGTGTGCTGGCGATATACGCCGAACGCCGCCAGGACCGCAACGGGCCCTATGCCTGTCTGATGAGTATCACCCTGAACTGACAATAAAGGAAAAGCTGATGAGGAGTAACGCTACATGGGGACTGCAACGTGATATCACACCGCGTCTGGGAGCCCGTCTGGTGCAGGAGGGCAACCGGCTGCACTATCTGGCTGACCGGGCAAGTATCACAGGTAAGTTTAGTGATGCCGAATGCCTGAAGTTGGATGCCGCATTTCCGCATTTTATCAGTCAGATGGAATCGATGCTGACCACTGGTGAAATGAACTCTCGCCATGCCCACTGCGCCATCCTGTATCACAACGGCTTTACCTGCGAAGCCGATACTCTTGGTAGTTGCGGCTACGTATACATCGCCATTTATTCCACTCAACGCTAACAAATTTCACGAGAGCAAACATGAAAACTCTACCTGCTACAATTTCGCGGGCGGCGAAGCCCTGTCTGACGCCCGTGGCTGCCTGGCAAATGTTACTGACACGTCTGCTAGAACAGCACTATGGCCTGACACTGAACGACACGCCGTTCAGTGATGAAACTGTTATTAAGGAACATATTGATGCAGGGATCACCCTGGCCGATGCAGTCAACTTTCTGGTGGATAAGTACGAACTAGTTCGTATCGACCGGAAGGGATTTTCGTGGCAAGAGCAGACCCCGTATCTTTCCGTAGTGGATATTCTGCGAGCAAGGCGCTCTACCGGATTGCTAAAAGCCAAGGTGAAATAAACGCTTAAATACAGAGCAGACTAAAGGAAAGCAACATGCTAATCTCACAGACGAAGAAGCTCCTGCTGTAACCTCCCCTCCCCTGCAAAAAAACCTGACATTTTCTTTTAGGACCAACAATAGGACCAAAATAAAATTTGAATTGAAAGTTAAAAATTATAAAACAACAAGTTACACAACCAATTCAGACTCCGCCAGCCCAATCATGATTGGACGGTGTAAGGACAACACCAACAAAAACAGGAAGTTAGCAGTCTCAGCAGGACACCGACCAGACGGTGAGGAGACAAAAAAGGATACGCAAAGGAGCCGCGGCTCTCGAGTGACACAAAAGCCCGCTTATGCGGGCTTTTTGTTTTTCCCTTAAGTTCCTAGCCGCTTATCTATAACTATGGAAAAATGTTAACCCTGACTGTATGTTAACAAAGGGATGTATATGTCGGTTTTTCATAACTGGCTGCTTGATATCGCAAGCGGGAATTACTTTATCTACATCAAACGCCTTTCTGCAAACGACACAGGCGCAACAGGTGGCCATCAGGTCGGACTTTATATCCCCTCAAATATCGTTGAAAAGCTTTTTCCATCTATCAATCATACTCGCGAACTGAACCCTTCAGTCTTCCTTACTGCGCATGTATCATCCCATGATTGCCCTGATACCCAAGCACGCGCAATTTATTACAACAACCGTTATTTTGGTAAGACCCGAAACGAAAAAAGAATTACGCGCTGGGGGAGAGGAAGTCCATTACAGAACCCTGAAAATACAGGAGCCCTCACAATTCTTGCTTTCAGGTTAAACGAACAGAACACTGACTGTTCCGAGGTAGATATATGGGTCTGCGTCAATCCCGATGAAGAGGATATCATCGAGTCTGCTATTGGCGAAATCATACCTGGAACCCTAATTTCCGGCCCTGCCGGACAAATTTTGGGCGGATTGTCTCTTCAGCAAACTCCAGTAAATCATAAATATGTTATTCCTGAAGACTGGAAGAAGCGTTTTCCTTCTGGAAACGAAATTATTCAATATGCTGCTGGCCATTATGCTAAAAACTCCAAGGATCCAGATGAGCAACTGATTGACCGTCGGCGTGTCGAGTATGATATTTTTCTACTCGTCGAGGAATTACATGTTCTTGATATTATTAAGAAAGGATTCGATTCTGTAGATGAGTTTATTGCATTAGCCAACTCTGTCAGTAATCGACGTAAATCAAGGGCAGGCAAATCACTTGAACTTCACCTAGAGAAGCTTTTTATCGAGCACGGACTACGGCATTTCTCCACTCAGGCAGTTACTGAAGGTAATAAAAAACCAGATTTCCTGTTTCCTTCAGCAGAGGCATATCATAACGTTGAATTTCCTGTAGAAAACTTACGTATGCTGGCAGTAAAGACCACCTGCAAAGATCGCTGGCGTCAGATACTGAATGAAGCAGATAAAATCCATCAGGTACATTTATTTACACTGCAAGAAGGTGTTTCTTCAGCACAATACCGAGAAATGAAAGATGCGGGTGTCAGACTCGTTGTACCATCAACTTTACATAAAAAATACCCAGAAGCAGTTAGAGAAGAATTAATAACGCTCGGAGCATTCATTACTGAGCTGATAGAGCTTTACGCTGAACTATCATAGGCTGACTCCCGGCTTAAAAGGCCGGGAGATGTTCTTAAGGCTGCCCAGTCTTACCAGCATCAGCAGAAACAGCTTTGAGGATATAGGGTTCCAGAAGTCTGGCAACAGCTTCAAATACTGGCACCACAACTGAGTTACCGAACTGCCGATATGACTGAGTATCTGAAACCGGAATACGGAATGGTTTCCCTCCAGGTTTTTCAAATCCCATAAGGCGTGCGCACTCTCGGGGAGTCAGCCTGCGTGGTCGACGAGCCTGATTACTCTCATTCATAAAGTCAGCCTCTCCCGTTGCCATATCCCAACCACGATCAATAAGAATTTCTGATCCGTCTTTGTGATATCTGGCAGAAAGTGTGCGTGCAATGCTTTCCTTATTCTCAGGATTGACCAACCCAAAGCCAAAACCATTCCCCTTGGCTGCATGCTTTTTGGCGTAGTTATAAAGGTACTCCCATAGTTTTGGCGTAAGTATATATTTACTGTCGACTACAGGCTCCAGCAATTCACCAAATGATGGGCGGTGTTCCGGATAAAAACGACTGATATCACGCAAGGTAAACCCCTTGTGAATATTCAGATCTCGTCTAAATCCGACCAGAACAATACGTTCACGATGCTGAGGCAAAAAATGCTTCCCATCGATAATCTTTGGATCGTTTTTTCCCATTTCTGCAGCATCGGCAACTTCGTAGCCCAGCTCGTCAAGGGTCTCCATAATGACTTTGAAAGTTTTACCCTTATCATGGCTCTTCAGATTTTTGACATTTTCCAGCACAAAAATTGCCGGTTTTTTTGCTCGTATAATACGTGCCACGTCAAAAAAAAGTGTTCCTTGTGCTTCACATTCAAAACCATGCGCACGACCAAGTGAGTTTTTCTTACTAACACCAGCAAGGCTAAATGGCTGGCACGGGAACCCCGCAAGAAGCACATCATGATCCGGCACATGCTCATCAATATATGCATAAGCATCCGTTTCCAATACATCGGTTTTATCACTCAGCGTGACTTCCCGAATATCGAGATTGAATTTATGCACCTGTTCATCGTTAAACCAGTTGGCCTTGTATGTACGCACAGCATCTTTATTCCATTCACTGGTAAAAACACACTGGCCTCCAATGGCCTCAAAACCTTTCCGTATCCCTCCAATTCCAGCAAATAAGTCAATGAAGCGGAAAGCATATTCCGGATGGTTTGCAGGTGGTTCTGGTAGCATCTTACGCAGAAGAGACTCTTCTACTGAAGTCAACGATTTTGGTAAACACTTGCCATTAATCCAGCGGTTAATGGTTTCACGGCTCCACTCATTTTTTCCGACTTTTCTCAGTAATTCAGCCACATACTTCTGATCATAGATTTCCAGCACTTTCTCGATAAGCTTTTTATCATTTTCCTGTCGCAGCTTTTCTTCCGCCTCGGCTTCCTTCAGCAGATGCTGTGCCAACACTTCAAATTCAGACATAATTCCTCCAAGGGGTCTAATGGGTGAAACTTTATCACTCATTCAACCCAGAAGGAAATGTTTTATCTGGATATTTAAACAGTGACTACAACGTAATCTAGCACTGGTGATGCTTTGTTAGGCATAGAGAATCATTCTATATACGACTAATGACAGAAAAACAGCAGACAAGTAGTTTGTTCATAAATTAACGCATACTATGTGTCTACGGTTTTCGAGACCGGTCCAATCATCAAACGAAACATAAAATTAGCTCACATTATGAGGAAAAGTATCTTTTTTGTACTATGTAAATTCAAAGGCTTAGCCTCATTTCTCCGATGGTTTTCTCAACACTACTGGTTGTGAGCCCTTGCAATGATCATTAATATACGTCTCACAAATAATTCTTCATAGATATTGCAAAATGGATATTACTGAGTTTCCTTCTGGAGTAATTGAACACCTTGGCTGGTATGTATACCGATTGATTGATCCGAGGGACGGAAGCACCTTCTATGTAGGGAAAGGCAAAGGTAACCGCGTATTTGCCCATATGCGCGGTGAAGTGGCAGCGACTGATGATGACGAGTTACTGAGCAACAAGCTAAAGCAAATTAGAGAAATAAGGTTAGCAGGACTTGAAGTTATCCATGTCATCCATCGACACGGAATGACTGATGAAAAGACGGCGTACGAAGTTGAAGCAGCACTTATTGATGCCTACCCTGGGTTAACGAATATCATGAATGGTGCTGGCAGCAATGAATTCGGCGCCGCGCATGTCAAAGAGTTGATAGCAACATATCAACCCGAAACCATAACATTTCATCATAAAGCATTAATGATTTCCGTTAACAGAAGTGCAAAGGATTCAGAGCTTTATGATGCGGTTCGATTTAGCTGGCGCATTAATGTCTCTCGCGCCAGCCAAGCAGAAATCATTCTTGCTACTGTAAGAGGGATCGTTCGAGGGGTTTTCATTGCTGATAAATGGCTCAAATCAACACGTGAAAATTTCCCTTCGTTGAAATACTGGGACGAGGATCCTGACTTTGAGGCAACACAAAGTTCGCGCTATGGTTTTGAAGGTCGAGAAGCCCCACCTGAAATAGCAAATCTTTATCTTGGAAAAAAAATACCAGATGAATTAAGAAAAAAAGGAGCTATGTCCCCGGTCCGTTACTCACCTAATTTTTGAGTCTTTAAGTGATAAGCATAAACCGCAGCACGTCATGCATACGTCGTGTCTGCGGTTTTTCTTTTTTGCTTACACGGTGTCTGGTTCTTCTGGCCACTCAATATCCGGTGCAGTTGATGTATCAACACGGTTCAGCAACACCCGATACTTTTTCCAGGCTTCCAGCAATGAGGTTTCTTCCTCCGTTGCGATTTCCAGATCTACAGCATCCTGAAGTGGCGCAATATGCTCACTGGCTACCTGCATCAGGCTGTTTTTTGTTTCTTCTGCCTCCCGGATCCGGAACAGTTTTTCTGCTTCCGTATCCTTCACCCAGGCTGTGCCGTTCCACTTCTGATATTCCCCTCCCGGCGACAACCAGGTAACATTTTCCGGTAACGGACCGAGTTCAGAAATAAATAACGCGTCGCCGGAAGCCACGTCATAAACCGTTTTACCCCGATGGTCTTCAACGAGATGCCACGATGCCTCATCACTGTTGAAAACAGCCACGAAGCCTGCCGGAATATCTGGTGGTGCAATATCGGTACTGTTTGCTGGCAGACCTGTATGAGGCGGAATATATGCGTCACCTTCACCAATAAATTCATTAGTTCCGGCCAGCAGATTATAAATTTTTATGGTCCGTGCTTGTTCACTCATTCTGAATGCCATTATGCAAGCCTCACAATATAGTTAAATGCGATGTTTTTGACGGTGTTTTCCGCGTTACCAGCAGCGTTAACGGTGATGGTGTGTCCATGTGAACCAATCGCAACGGAGTGCGTATGAGCACCAATACCGACAGTATGCGCGTGTGCACCTGCAGATGCTGCTGTGCCGGACAGTGAATGGCTATGATTACCATCTGTACTGGTATTCGCTAACCACCCCGTAGACATACCTACTGAGCCTTGTACCCCCCAGGTATTTTGACCTGAGCTTGTATAACCATATTGATAAGTATCTTTAAAAACACTGGGGTTAAATCGACGGCCATCTCTATGGCTGTGATTACCAGCTGCATTCGTGCTGCCACTTAAACTATGGGTATGCGCACCAGTGTTATTCGTGGATTTAGTGCCGTAATCAAACGACGATGTGGTTTTCGTCCCCAAATCCGTACTGGATGCGCTGGCGCTGTGGGTATGCGATTTAATGCCGTCCTGTTCCTGAGACAATACGGCCCGACCACTGGCAGGTTTGCCCTTAATCGTCCAGCCACGCATATCAGGGATCACGCCTGACGGATAAGCGGCTGCAAGTTTCGGGTATGCAGATTTGTCAAAAGTCTGCCCCTGCATCAGGGCATAGCCAGACGGAACGGTATCTGATGGCCACGGGATTGGTGCGCCAGGCGGATAAAACTGCTCTGATGGCGTATAGAGTGAATAAACTGTACCGTCCGTTAACCCTTCCGGCTTATTAGCAGAATATGCTGGTGACGTATGAATCGTCACGCTGGCATTACTGGTATAATCCCATTGAATATTTACACCAGTCGCATAATTTCCGATTGCAACGTAAATATCGTAAGTATCACCAGATGTATTGACCCAGGCAAAATTTGTAAACCCTGTCGATGTGCGCTGCCATAAAGCACCAGTAATCCCCTTCGGATTACCATTACCTGCACGTAAAACAAGTTCAGATATACCTGCCTGTTGAGGTGACCCCACGTTAAATCCAGCGCCACCAATCAACGTAATTGAAACAACAGAACTCGCCTGTGGCATGGTTACCGTTGCTAATTTGAACCAACCAGCACCACCGCTGAATGACATTGTTGTTGAGTTAAGCGTACCAATATCTTTCGGCGTCAGTGTTATATCCGCTGAAAGCGCCTTACCATTCACCTTACGGGCAGAAGGTACCCGACCATTCGCATTGTCATTAGCTGCTTTCACTGCTTTCGGTGTCGCAGCAAGCGTTTCAGATGTGCTGTTGGTTGCACTACTGAGCTGGACAATTCCTTTTTGTGCTGTCGTAGCGTCCTGTGCGGTGTATTTCCCGTTAGCCAGGTCATACGCGGCCTTAACGGCTTTTGGCGTTGCCGCCTGTGACTCGGAAGTGCTGTTAGTCGCACTGCTGAGCTGAACTATCCCTTTCTGTGCTGTCGTTGCATCCTGTGCGGTGTATTTCCCGTTAGCCAGGTCATACGCGGCCTTAACGGCTTTTGGCGTTGCCGCCTGTGACTCGGAAGTGCTGTTGGTCGCACTGCTGAGCTGTACTATCCCCTTTTTCGTCGTGCTCGCATCCTCAAGCGCCACGGCGGATGCAATATCCTCTGCCCGTTTTGCTGCTGTCTCGGCGCGCGTTGCCGCGGATTCCGCCGTACTTTTGCTCTGTGCTGCCGCTGCCGCACTGCCAGCAGCCTCTGTCGCCTTCGTGGATGCCGTCGTGGCGCTGCCCCTCGCTGCTGACGCCTGTCTGGTCGCCTCATCTTTTGAAGCAGACGCAGATGATGCCGATGACGCCGCCGAACTGGCGGACGATGCGGCAGCCGTTTTTGAGGATTCTGCGCTGGTTTCCGACGCTTTCGCGTTCGTTTCGGATGTCTTCGCTGCGGAAGCAGACCTCGCTGCTGCGCTGGCCTGTTCAGTGGCTTCGCCAGCCTTCGTTGTGGCTGTTGAAGCGGATGATGCGGCGCTTTCTGCCGATTTTCCGGCGGCGGTGGCACTGACTGCTGCCTCCTCTGCCTTAATGGACGCCTCACGGGCCGATGATGCAGCTGCTGTCTCAGAGTCTGCCGCAGCTGAGGCGCTCTGTTCCGCTGCCGTTTCAGAAGACCTGGCATTCGTCTCGGACGTTTTTGCCGCCTTCACGGAATTTCCTGCCGCCGTTGCCGAGGAGGCTGCACTGCTGGCGCTTGTGGAGGCGTTCGTTTCTGATGATTTTGCCGCCTCTTTGGAGGCCGCCGCATCTCTGGCTGAAGTGGCGGCTTCTGACGCTTTCGTCGTCGCAGTGGATGCAGAAGTGGCTGCTGATTTTTGTGACGCTGCAGCATTCGTTTCTGACGTTTTCGCCGCACCGGCACTGGTGGCCGCCGCGCTTTTTGAGGACTCTGCAGCGGCAGCACTTTTTGATGCTTCAGTGGCCTTTGTTGATGCCGTTCCTGCGCTGGAAGACGCCTCCTGAGCCGAAGTCGCGGCCTGTCCGGCTGACGTGCTGGCTGCACGCGCTGAGCCTGCAGCATCAGTCGCATGGGTTGCCGCCTCACGGGCAGATGTGCCGGCATCACTGGCTGACTTCTTCGCGGCTGCCGTGTTCTGTGCCACCGCGGACGCGTTACGCGTCACCTCTTCCACCATCAGTTCAAAACGGCGCAGTGCCTCTGGCCGGGCATCATCCTCCGTCATGGCACCGAGAAAATCATTCAGCGTACCGGGTCGGGAATCTTCATACACGGTGATGGTCCCGGCATGTGACGGCGGGAATCCTTCCACCAACAGAATAACGCTGTACTGACCGTACTCAACGTCCATGCTGTAACGCCCGGCTTCATCCGGATTTTCTGAGGCCAGCGTGTTCACCACCACCGTGGTGCTGTTACGTTTTGCTTTCAGCTGGATTGTGCAGTTCTGTACCGGTTTTCCTGTGCCGTCTTTCAGTACACCTGAAATCTTTACTGCCATATTCACCCCACAAAAAAGCCCGCCTGAACCGGCGGGCTGTCATAACACTGTGTTACCTGGCTAATCAGAACTTATAACCGACACCCACGATGAAACCGTCAGTGCGCCAGTCGCCACTGCCGGAGCCTTCATAAGCAATATCAATGGCCACGGATTCGGTCGGGTTAAACTGCACGCCAGCTCCCCACGCCAGAGACGTGTTGCTGTGGCGACCGTCATCACTTCCGGTCAGCACGTCGTGCGTTTTCCCCTTGTTGTCAGTTACGCGGAGATAATCCCCGGAGAAAGTCGACACACGGCTGTAAGCCACACCCGCCATCGCATACGCGCTGAACCATTCATTCACGCGCACAGATGGCCCCGCCATTACGCTGAACCAGCGGTTACGAACGGAATCTTCATGCCAGCGAGTATCGCTGTAATGGGTCAGCTGGCGATTCTTGTCTCCTGCATAGCTGAATGACGTCACCAGCCCCAGCGTATCCGTAAACTCATAACGGTATTTCACGTTAATCCCGTTCAGATCATCACTGCCGGGAACGTTGGTCCGGGCATGAAGATACCCCGCGCTCAGCGTGGACTGATGTTCAGACGCCCATGCAGGCGCACCGGATACGGCCAGACAAATGGCTGCGGACAAAATGGCGGCACAAACTTTACGCATAATTACCTCTCGCTTTTCTGCAATAAAAAAGGCGTCATTCCTGACGCCATTTATTGGGGTTATAAATATTTCAACGAATACTGATGCCGGAAGCCGCTTTTTTGGTCACAATCACCGTACAGTCGGTGATATTGCCTGCCCCCTGATTGCCTTTCTGGAAAATCTTAAACTCCAGAGTGACGCTACCACCACCACTAGGCATATCAATAACTGCACTGTAACTACCGGGAATGGCCCCTTTAGTTTCTCTGGATGCGATTAATACGCCGTTTTTGCGAACTTCAAAACCATAACCCGTGTATCGCGTGCCTCCCGGGTTATTTCCGCTCCCCGGATCGTCATACGCTATACCGTTAAAAATAATGGGCGGAATAATAATCTGGCGGTCAAAGTTATGATCATCGCTGATGGTGACTGTAACCGTACCGTTTGGTGTTTCCGTGTTACCCCACGTACCGACTTTTTTCGGGAAGGCTTTTGATACAGCTTTAACGAAATCTCCTCTGACCTGGGTCGCCTCCAGCATGCCCTTAATCGTACAGTTCTGGTTAATCGTGACATTGTTGAGCGTTCCTGAGTTCGCATTCACACTGCCACTGATATCCGCATTTTTCGCCGTCAGTCTCCCGTCTGATGTCAGGGAAAATGCCGGAGGATTACCGCCGCTGGTAATGGTGGGGGCCGTCAGGCGTTTCAGGAACACTTCATTCATGAATATCTGATCGCCCTGACCAACAAACATCGGCTTTGTGTTGCCATTCGCAGGATTAATCATCGCAATCCTGTCTGCTGCCAGCAGCACCTGACTCTGCATGCCGTCAGGGGTGTTCTCAATACCGGCACCGATACCCGCAATATAAAGGCGTCCGTCCTGCATCTGCTGCAGCTTCACTGCCCACATGCTGTTCAGGTTATTATTTGTATCAACCTGAACCTTCTGTATCTGCTGGATCGCTGCACTCTGGTCTTCCAGTTTCTTATTGACGGTCTGTGTTATTTCATTGCTGACATCCGTTATGGACGTCCTGATTTCAGTCAGGTCAGGCGCAAGCTGACCGTTATCAATCTGCGTCCACAGCTCCTGAGCCAGATGGGTTTTCCCTATCTCGCCTTTGAAAAAATCCAGATAGCCTGATGCATCATCACTCGGCTGACCGACAGCCTCCACGAATGCCGATTTGCCAACGGTGTTCACACTGCGAACGTAAAAATAATAATCATGGCCCGGTTTGATATTGATACTGGCGGCTATCCAGTACAGTGCCGTACCAAGATAACGCGCGCTGGTTTCAACCTGCCTGATATCCGCAATCCGTTTTTCCGAGAACCAGAACTCAAACTGTACCGTCGGGTCATAAACCGCAAGATGCGGCGTGGCGGTTATCTGAAAATAGCCCGGCGTCAGCTCAATCCGCGACGGCGCTGCCGGTGCGGCAATCCGGAACGATACCGACGCCGGATCGCCCTGCAGCCCCCACGCATTTACCGCCCGGACCGTCAGCATGTAACGCCCCAGCGCCAGTTGCGTGAAGCGGTATGTGGTTTCCGTCGTCCGGGCCGTGCTGACCAGCCGCTCACTGCCGTCATCCGCTGCCACGGTCAGGCGAAGCAGGAAGCTCACGCCCTTCACCACCTTCGGCGTGTCCCAGCGCGCCAGCACCTGGTATTCCCCGCTGTCTGCGGTGACTTCTGCGGTCAGGTGCTGCACCGCTGGCGGCGTGACACCATTTACCGTGCCGCTCTGGTCGCCGTCAAAGTGCGCCCCGTTATCCACGATGGCCTCTTTTTCCGGTACATGCTGCACGGCGGTGATGGCATACGTGCCGTCGTCGTTCTCACGGATACTCACACAGCGGAACAGGCGCTGGCGCAACGTCGGCAACTTCAGCCCCCACACGCTGTATTCAGCAACGCCGTCAGGAACACGGCTCACTTTCACCTTCACGCCGTCGGTGACGGACTGGACCTCCACGCTGACCGGATTACCCTCACCGTCAACCAGGCTTATCAGCGTGGTGCCGGAGGATGGCAGCGTGATTTCACGGTCGAGCGTCAGCGTCCGGGTCTGGCTGTTTACCGCCAGCACGCGCCCGCCGGTGCTGATACCGGCATAGTCATCATCACAGATTTCAATGACATCGCCCGGCACATGGCGAAGCCCTTCTGCGCCCACGCTGAAGTCCACGGTCTGCGTTTCCAGCAGTTCTGTTTTAATCAGCCACAGCCCGGCGCGGTGTGCCTGCCCCCGGCTGGTACAGCCAAAAGCATCCATCTTCGTGACGTTACGACCGTAACGGGCAATGGCCTGCGTATCCTCCACAAGCTCTGTCGCCGTCTCCCAGCCGTTGTTCGGGTCAATCCAGTTCACCTCAACGGCATTATGGCGGTCTTTCAGGGCGCTGAAGCTGTAGCGGAACGGCGCGCCATCATCCGGCATCACCACATTACTGCGGTTATAGGTCCACACCTTATCCGATGGCCGGTCCTGCACAAACGTCAGCGTCTGCCCGTTCCATACCGGCATACAGCGCATCGCCGAGCAGAAATCACTGAGCACATCCCACGCCTTGCGCTGCGTGGTCAGGTACGCATTACAGGTAATACGCGGCTCCGTGCCACCAAAGCCATCCGGCACCGACTGGTCGCAATTCTGGCCGATGACATACAGCGCCCATTTATCCACATCCGCCGCACCAAGACGTTTCCCCATGCCGTAGCGCGGATGGGTCAGCATATCCCACAGACACCAGGCCATGTTGTTGCTGTATGCCGGTTTAAACGTTCCGTCCCAGATACCGCTGTATTGCCGCGTCTGCGGGTTATAATTCGACGGCACCTGCAGAATACGCCCGCGCAGATGATAATTACGGCTCACCTGCTGGCTGCCGAACTGCTCCGAATCCACCTGCACGCCGACCAGTGCCGTGTTCGGGTAGCACTGTTTCACATCGATGATTTCGGTGTATGACGACCAGAGCGTTTTGTTCTGCAGCTGGTCTGTGGTGCTGTCCGGCGTCATTCTGCGCATCCGGATATTAAACGGGCGCGGCGGCAGGTTATCCACCACCACCGAGGCCAGATACTGCGAGGTGGTTTTGCCCTTAATGGTGATGTCTTTTTCCGTCACCCAGCCACCATTACGCTGTATCTGAACCAGCAGGCGAACTTCCGACGGATTCCGGTCACCCTTTGAGGTGGTTTCCACCAGTGCCTGCACACCGAAGGTAAAGCGCAGACGGTCGATGTTTGCCGACGTGATGGTGCGGGTGATCGGCGTGTCATATTTCACTTCCGTACCCAGCACCGTCTCGGAACCGGAGGATTCAAACCCCTCCGGCGGAGTCTGCTCCTGCTCACCTGCCCGGAACACCACCGTGACACCGGAGATATTGGTATTCCCCTCATTGTCCAGCACCGGCGTACTGTTCAGCAGCACGCTTTTTAATCCCTCCACCGGACCTTCAACCGGCCCTTCGCTGATGGCATCGATCACACTCAGCAACTGCGTGGACTTCAGGTTGTCCTTCGCTTCGCGCGGAGTATGCCCCTTACTGCTGCCTTTACCCATTCCTCACGCTCCATAAACGACAAAACCGCCCGGAGGCGGTTTCACATAAAACGTTTTTCATCAGCGACCAATCACCACAACCTGACCACCATCCCCTTCGTCTGCCGTGCTGATCTCCTGAGAGACCACCCGCGACCCCACGCGCATTTCACCGTACAGAACGGGCAGAACATTGCCCTGGGCAACCATGTTATCCAGTGAGGAGAAATAGGTGTTCTGTTTGCCGTTATCTGTACTTGCTGCCGTGGGCGTCCTGGCTTTCGGTGCCAGCATCTGCGCCACTCCGCCCAGGATCATACTGGCCCCTGCCGCATACATGCCCGATACAGCCGCGGCACCCAGCCAGCCCACAGGGTTCCACCATGCCACCGCAATCAGCGCCGCCCCCAGCACCACCTGAAACACACCGCCACTTTTAGCTCCCGCCAGACGCGGCACGATGTGGATCACGGCACCATTTGCCAGCGGCTCATTAAGACGGGCAGACAATTCGGTTTCACCTGCATCACGCCCGGCAATGCGTACCTGGTACCAGCCGTCGCTCAGTTTCTGACGAAACGCCGGGATCTGCATGGCCAGCGCCCGGATGGCTTCGGACCCCGTTTTCACTCGAAGGTCGATGCGGCGGCCAAATCGTTGTAAATCCCCGTAAAGGCAGATGCGTGCCATGCCCGGTGACGCCAGAGGGAGTGTGTGCGTCGCTGCCATTTGTCGGTGTACCTCTCTCGTTTGCTCAGTTGTTCAGGAATATGGTGCAGCAGCTCGCTGTCACCACAGTAAATGGCGGCATGATTCGGCACCGATGAACCAAAACAGCACAGCAGCACATCGCCCGGCTGCGCCGCTGACAACGGCACCTGATACAGCCCTGTGGCCTCCAGATTATCCAGATAGAGATTCTGACCGTTACGCCACCAGTCATCCTCGCGATGAAAATCCGGCATCTCAATCCCCGCCAGATGGTAAGCATCCCGGAACAGCGTGTAACAGTCCGTCACCCCGTGCTCAAAGCGCCGCCCGGAAAGATGTGGCACACAGCGGAACTTGTGAATCGCCCCCCGGCAAACCAGCCACCACGGCAAATCACTCTGCACCTGCAGCCGCCGGTCGGTCTCACTCAGCCAGGGCAGACCACCGGGGTGGCTGTGGACCAGCGCCACAATCTCACCCTGCATCTCTGCCCGCAGCCAGTACTCCGGCGACATCCGGAAATACTCCTCCGGCTCACCGGAGATATTCACGCAGGGAAAATATCTTTCCCCCTCCGGCGTGCTTACCACGAAGCCGCACGACTCCGCTGGCGCACATCGCCGGGCGTGCGCCAGAATCGCTGATTCTGTCTGTGTCATGGGATTTACTGCGAAAGTTTGTTAATGGAAAGGAAGCCGCCAAAGTTGCCGACGTTATTGCGGAACTTACAACCGCTCAGGCATTTGCTGCATTTATCCTTCGTGATATCGGACGTTGGCTGGTCATATTCATCCGCGACAGCCGGACCGCTATAACCGCACTCGTCACCGCGATAGGTCCAGGTGCAGGTGTTGGCCAGCATGATACGTCCCGGAAAAACAGCGCCATCCGTTTCCGTCGGCGTGGACAGTACAAAGGAGGCACTCACCGCGCTCAGTTCGCTGCACTGCTCAATGCGCCAGCGGCTGATCACCTCCTGCTCCGGATCGGCGTCACTGTTTCCGTTGACGAAGTTCACCGCATCCAGAAAACGGGCGTAAACCTTACGCCGGACCACCGTTCCTCCGACCAGACTCTGCAGGTCTTCCGCCATCCCGGTGACCATGCCGTGCAGGTTAGAAACCGTCAGTGTCGGACGGGCAGCACTGCCCTTGCCGTTCAGTTCAAATCCCGTCCCCTGAATGGGGTATACCTGATACTGCCGCCCCTGCCAGATAACCGGCTCACCTTTTTCGTTCTGCTCATTACAGAAAAAATAACGTTCACCACCGACCTCTGTCAGATCGATTTCCCAGAGCACCACCTGGGCTGACTGAGTGAGGCGTGTCGTCTCATGATGTGTTTCCTGTGGAATATCCTGCATCAGAGCCTCCTATGCCACGACCTGTTCAAAATCTGCCGTTATGGTTACCCACAACGCCCCCACGCTTGCCGACCATTTACGACAAACCACCCTGATCGGTTTCCAGTCATAAGGTGGCGTCCACTGAAATGCACGGACGCCACCGTGCCGTTCCAGAAAGGCTTTTAAAGATGGGTGTTCACATTTACGAACACGTATCGTCACGCTGTAAGTCGACAACTGGTTATTCAGTCCCGCCGCACGACGCTGTTCATAACCATCGCCAAGCTTCACTGTCACCACTTTCGGCTCTGATACCACATTCATATCCGGGCGCACTTTCCAGTGAAACGTCTCCATTACCGATATGCTCCACTTAACCGACCACCATCACGGGCCTGCTGTTGCATAAAGTCCGCTGCCGCTTTTTTCCCGAGGTCATAAACCGCCTTCAGGGCAGCCGGACCTATCTGCCCGTTCGTGCCATCGTTATTGATCTCGATGTTGTACTGCGGGGAAAACATCGCCATACCTGAACCCCCAATATCCGCCACAACCCCCAGCTTACCGTCAGCACCACGACGCAATGGCAGAATGGCTTCAGGTCCCGCTTCCCCCATCACACCCGCGCCTTTTGCAAAAGCAAAAAACGTCGGACGGTTAACCACCGTGCCACTGTAACGACTCAAATCAGCAGACTGATAAATCCCCCCATTGGCATTCAGGGAAAGGCTGCTGAGATCAAATCCCAGTACACTGCCAATCCCTTTTATCGATTTCATCATGGTTGCCTGCGCCAGGATTTTCGCCATATCTGACAGCACCGAAGAGGTGAAGGATTTGAAGTTGAGTTTGCCGGTAGTGACAAAAGTTGCCAGGCCATTTCCCATGTTGCTGAAAGCTGACGAGAACACCTGTTCTGCTGTTCCTGCCGTATTATCTGCATCCACGGTAAAATCCTGAAATGCACGCAGGACTCCGTTTTTCCAGTTACCCTGCACAACTTCAAGCTGTTGCCAGTAACGGCGATTCTCATTCAGTTGTCGGTTCAGGCTCTCCGTCAGCGCCTGCTCGGCCTTTCTGTAGTCATCCGTGTTATATGTCCCTTTCTGCTCACTATCCCGCCTCAACTGCTCCAGCTGTTGCTGGTATTTCTGGCGAAGACTCAGTTGTACCTGATATCGCTGCCGCTGCTGATCACCCATACCCACCGTGGCGATATCCAGGTCATGTTGCTGACGCTGAGCGCGCTCTTCTTCAGCCAGTTGACTGGTCAGCTGAATTGTTTTTTTCTTCAGATCGTTGAGTGCCGTCTGTTTCTGAAGCTCCTGCTGTTTTACATCCAGCAGCGTCAGTGCCTGAATCAGTTCATCTTTACGGGCCAGCACACTCTTTTCATCTGCCGTCAGTTTTTTCCCGTCCAGATCGCTGATGCGCTGCTGCAGAGCCAGAAGCTGTTTATGCGCTTCTGTCATCCTGTCAGTGGCAATGCCTGCTGACTGTCTTGCAGCAGCAATCTGTCCTTCCACCTGTGCCTGTTGCTGACTGTACTGCAGCAATAACCGGGTGGCCTCATCATTACGGGTTTCGCGTGTTTTTTTCTTACCGGATGCCAGGGCTTTCTCGTAACGTTCATTTTCACGTTGTATCGCCGCATCCCTGACAGCCTGATCGGCGTACTGCATGGCATTAATACGCGCAATTTCACGCTGATGTCGTGCAGCTTCCGTTTCATTCATCCGGTTCAGTGCAGCATTTTCAGCATTACGGCGTTTCTGTTGCTCCTGATAATTCCGCTCTGCCTGCTCTTTTGCATCCTGCAAATCCTTCTGGCGTTTTTTCTCCTGAAGATCGTTAAGACGCTGCTGATCGTATTCAACCTGAGAAGATGATGCCGTCCAGGGGAGTCTTTTCGCCCGCGACACTTTCTCCTGCAAAGTGGCAATCTGCGCATCCAGCGAATCTTCACGACCAATATTCATGGCCGCATCCCAGAACTGCTTCCACCAGTCAGACAAGGTTTGCAGCGTACTACCCAGCGCATTGAGGTTATTATCAATATCCGCAGTACGCCGTCCGGTTTCCTCTGCCAGTGCAGACATGGCTATCCGTGCAGCATCACTGGACCGCCCCTGCTCTCCAAGGACGCGTATCTGCTCAAGCTGAGTGGCAGTAAGAAAATGCAGCTCATTGTCCAGAGACTTCGCGGCATTTACAGGATCATCCTTCAGCCGCTTAAACTGATTTATGGTATCGCTGACCGACTGGCCAACCGATCGCTCCATCTGTGCGGCAGCTCTCGCCACCATACCGATATCGTTTCCACGAAATGCACCACTCCCCACCACCTGAGCCAGCGCACCGGCTGCAGCATGTTGCGTGATACCATTCCCGGAAATAGTACGACTGAGCGTCCACAGCTGCCCGGCAGTGACTCCGGCATAATGCCCCGTCAGCGACAGCTGGCGGTTAAATTCTTCCCCCTCCTTCTGACCGTCATACCAGGCTTTACCCAGACCATAGACGGCCGCGGTAATACCGCCAATAACCCCGCCCAGCATCATGCCTTTCGGTGACATCAGTGTGTCTATCCATCCGGCACGGTTAGCCAGCGTTATCCCGGATCCCCTCAGCGCCCCTAAATTGCCGCGGGCCAGTTCACCTATCAGAACGCCTATCTCCTGGCGGGCCGCTGCACTTTTCAGACCCAGCGAATGCGTGGCTTTTCCTGCCCGCTCCATTTTGCGGATATACACTTCTGCAGCACTGCTTACCCCCAGCTGGGCAGCCCTGGCACGAAGCAACTCAGAAGAAGAAAGATTCTGGCGGGTTGCCTGCTCTTTAAGCTGACGGATAAACGCCACTTTCTGTCGGGTAGCCTCTGCCTCAGCCTGCGTAAGAACACGGGTTTTCGCCGTAACCTCAGAAATCAGCGCCAGATAATCCTGCTGACCAATCCCGCCACTGTTTCTGGCCTGTCGGATCTGCTGCTGAATACGCTGTAATTCCTGCAACCCCGCACTGGCCTGTTTCACACTGTCAATCTGACGATAAAACGCGGCAGCCGCTTTATCCTGAGCCTCCGCCAGAGCCATGGCCTGCGCCTGTTCCTCGCGCATTTTCTGGCTCAGTGCCTCCATACGCTGGCGGGTTTGCTCCACCTCGCGGGCCATGCGTTCATGAGCCTGTGCGCTCTTCTCCACCGTCTGCGCATGGACGGATGCGGCTGTTGCAGCCGAAGACGCCGCCTGCATTGTCTGCCGGGCGGCCTGAGTCTGACGATCCATAAAACGCTGCATACGGGCAGAAGACCGTTCTGCATCGCTGGCTGCACCATTCAGAAGGTTTTTGATACGGGGAATTTCATTTTTAAACTCTGCCGCATCAATCCCCAAATCAATGACCAGGTTGGCTATCTGGTCCATAACGCACACCTCCGGAAATACCTTCCCCAAGATGCATCAGTTCTTCGTCCGTTCGCTCCGGTATCCCGTTCTCTTCCGGTAAAAGGCTGAAATCAGCCACCGCAGCATCACTGCTGCCGGACACCATTCTCACGATCAATGCCTTCAGCGAGGCAAACTGCGCATCCATCCACACATCACTGAAGCTCTGCATCCGGAAATAATCGCCCCACTCACCAAGCTCAGTGGCCGACATTTCCGACAGCATCCGCCGCCAGTCTGCCCGCCGGAACTCCCGGGCAAGCCGCATGACAAACTGCATTTCCCGCGTCAGGACTTTTCCGGCGTCAGCACCTCATGCTCCAAATCCCCGGCATTCTCAATGGCTCCCATACCGCTCAGCGACAGAACCATCTCCGCCCCCGCTCCCAGGGCATCATACGACCATGTTGTAATAACGGATGCGCAAAGCGTCTCAACATCCTGAGACTGTTCCGCATTCCACAGTGAGCGGGAAACCAGCCAGGCATTGATATCCATCCCCATCCGCAGAAAAGCAATCTGTCGTTCAGCCTCCGGCAGTTCTCCCTCTTCGGCATCAAACTTTGCCGTTCGCTGCTGAACAAACGCCAGATATTCAATTCTCTGCAGCCCGGACAGCTCACTGAGCACCACGGACTGCTTTTCATAATTAAACGTGCCCTGTTTCAGAAACATCATGTTCTCCACCTGCAAAAAAGCCCCTGATAACCGGGGCAAATGATGAGTATCGTCCTGTTAACCTGCGGCGCTGACAGCCACCGTAGCCACTGCCACAAAATCGCCGTCAGAAGTCATGCCCACAATGCTGACACTGCCCTGCTTCACGCCTTTCACCGTGGCCACAAGCCCGTTCAGGGTCACCGTGGCAGTCTGTGGATCTGTCGAATGCACGCTGATCGCTTTGTCACTGGCTCCGTCAGGTTTTACTGTAAAGGTCAGCGTGGTGGTTGCTCCCACTTTTACACTGGCAGATGCCGGTGCCACCGTCAGCCCGGTAACGCTCACTGTTTCAGTGCCTTCCTCTGCCAGATACGGACGCCCAACACCGCTGATTTTCACTGTGCGGGTCATCACGTCTTTTGAGGCAATGGTTTTACCCAGTGAGCTCAGCCAGCCACGGAAAACATCAACAGTGCCGTTGGGATATTTGATACGAAACGCGCAGACTTCACCGGAGTCGAACAACTGAACCAGTTTTTTCTGCCCGCTGTCACCCGGACGCCAGGCCAGCGTCGCCGAAGTATCACCAACGGATTTCTGCCCCTGGGTTGTCGTTTTCCAGTCTGCATCTTCATCATCGAGATAAGTGTCATCTTCTGCATCAGCGGTCATTTCGCCAGGTTGCAGATCCTTCACCATCGCAAGACGCAGCCAGTCAGTGTCCGACAAAGGGTTCGCAAACGCATCGCCGTTGCCGGTATACATCCAGAACGTCGTCCCCGCACCTTTCGTCTTTGCCAGTGGATTTGGTGTGGTCATTACCACCTCCTTAATTCGTGTACGTGATCTGGTACGTGATTTCCGCCATCGCCCAGGTGGCCATCTCATTATCACGTTGATAGTTAAAACCGAGTGGGATCAGGGTGTCGATGAGTCCGGAAAGTGCCGGTATATCATTCAGGGCAGGGAAAATGGTGCTCTCCATCCACATATCCAGCTCTGAATCCGGTGCCTGTGCCCGGATGAAGACGGCAATATGCAGAACAGCCTGCCAGTCATCTTCATCCGTCATTTTTCCGGTGTACTGAGCATCACTCAGCCACACCGCCACGGCAGGCAGTTCCTGCGCATCAATAAATGCCGGAAGCCCGTCAAAAAATGTGGCGCTGTCTCCACACTGTTCCCGAAGGCGTGCCAGTACGGCCTGGCGGATTTGTGTATGTCGGTTCATCGGGTCAGCCATAACCTCAGTTGTTGTTTCAGTGCATACCCCAGCTGTTTCGGCATTTCCGCAGCAATGATGTGGTCGCGGGCATCTTCAAATGCCTGTGTCAGCGGCCCGGACAGCGGGATTTTCACCACATCAATGGGGTAACGATTTTTGCCATCAATACGTCGCATCACATGCCAGCGACCATTCGCCAGTTGCTGAATAAACGCATCCCGGAAAAGATATTTACCCACCTTCAGCACGCTGCCACGGTACTGCAGTTTTCCACCACGCCGGGCCAGTCTGACCCGGGCTGTCCCCAGCTTAATGGCGGGCAGATTGCCCCGGTTAACGCGGATCCTGGCCGTCATTTTTCCTGACGGACTGGCTTTAAACACCCGGACACGCTGACGTACCAGTTTCAGGGGGATCCCTTTCACCTGGTTATCTCCCGCAACGGTATTCCCGGCAACCTGCCGGGTGGCAACCGAGACCGCTTTCTGTGCCACACGGTTTATCGCCCATGCGCTGGCCTGTGGCACCATACGGGTATCAAGGCTGTTCAGATTGCGGATGGCATTCTCAAGCCCCTTCATCCCACACCTCTTTACTCAATAAAGATCATTGGCTTACCGTTAAAGCGTTCATGCCGTGTGACCGTCCATTGTTGTCCGTCATAAACAACGCGATCCCCGCGCCGTGGGCGGTATCCCGAAGAAAACACCACCAGAGAGACCGCAGGTCCGGACAGAGCATTCAGCTCTGCCAGTGTTTCTCCCGGGATCACAGTCATATCGACATCATTAATCGAGGCTGTCTTTCCCATCTTTCTGACCGTGATCGCATCCATACGCGCTGCCAGCCGGGAAAAGGGATCAGACATTGAGTTTTACCGGCACTTCTTCTGCACTGGTTCCGGCATCTGCCCAGACAACCCCGACCAGCGGATCAGAGCCGCTGTTAGTCAGCTGAACTTTTCCGGACTTCAGATAAACCTTCTTACCCGTTTTCATATCATCCGTTTTCAGCTTAGGCAGCATAAACACACCTTCGGTCATGCCGTCGCCTGTTTCACCCTGTGGAATATCGGTCAGCGCCACCGCAAAAACATCACCCACCTGCACCAGATCTCCGCTGCTGATGGCTGCACTGGCAACAATCGCCACCGTTTTTCCTTCTTCTACAAAATTCTTTGCCATAACTGTCTCCGCACAGCCCCGTTCAGGGGCTGATTTCAGGTACAAAAAAAGCCCTTACGGGCCATCAGAGTTGTTGTCTGCGACGTTTACGCCGTACATTTCACCAGACCACGGTGATCAACTGGCGCGACACCGGCGTCAATACGCACTTTCGTTGTCACGCCATCCACACTGAAGCCCTCCATCTGATCAATATATGGCGTATCCACACCGTTGAGATAAGCCACTTCAATCGTATCGGAGCCTTTTGACGCAGCCAGGTAGAAGGTGGTCTGGCTGTTATCATCAAGACGAGGCTCTGCAATAACGGTCGCAAAATCTTTCACCGGGTTAATAATACCGGCGTTAATGTCAGCCCCCTTGACACTTGAGGAGCGAATGACCTGGTTAGCAACAGACTCCATCGCCGTCGGTACCAGTACGAACGCAGGACGAATATTCAGATGACGCTCCCCCTCTTTCTGAACGCGCATCAACTGGCGGGCTTTATCCAGCGATGCCACGTCCATTGCAGCGCTCTCCAGTACGTTTGCATGTTTCGCTTTATCGAACAGACTTACATTATCTGTGGAGATTTTCGGGTTAGACGTCAGAATGGCATAAACCAGATCGGCAATAGTGGATTTCGCCGCACGGCCCAGTTTCATCGGGACATCGGTCAGCATATTCAGATCATCATTGATAATGGCCTGACGGGTGATACTGAACAGCTCGCCATAGGTCGCCAGTGCAATAGTGGCCTGTTTATCTCCGGTGGTGACGTATTTATATTCCGCCCCTTCACGCACCTGACGCAGAGCACTGAAGCCCCCCATACCCACACGATGGGCAATTTTAAAATCAGACAACTGACCTTTCCGCGTCCACTGTTCATAGGTTTCAGGGGCATCTTCCCAGCCCTGCAGAATGGCTTTGTTCGCAACATCCAGCAGAATATTACCGAAGTCAGACGTACTGTGTGTGAACGCCGCACCGACCATCTGCATCGGGTTATAACTGGAAACCCCAATACCCCGTTCAGTCAGTGACATACGGGCATATTCACGCAGGGTCATCCCGTTGTAGACATTATCACGTTCGGTTTTTTCAAATCCGGCACGCGCCATCAGCGCCTGGCGGATCCCGTCCCCCACAAAATTACCGTTACCGGCATAAATATGAGCCGGGGTATTTTTATTGGATGGCGTGGACTCGCGCCCCATCTCGTTCAACAGCTTTTCGCGGGCCTGCTCCAGCGAACATTCAGGATCGGCAAGACACTGAGCCTGCAGCGTCTGATAACGCCCGCCAAACATGGCAAACAGATCATTAATACCGTTTACACGCGCTTTTTGCTCTGCCAGTACCTGCGCACGGATGCTGTTTTCATCCACCACGGGTGCTGCTGCCTGCACTGGCGTCCGGGAGGCTGCAGGTTCATCATCCTGTACGCGTGGAGCACTGTTGCGTGGCGGAGTAATCATGTTTCGAATGGATTCCGGCATCTTTTTAAATTCCTCTGTACGTTTTGACTGAATACATGCCATTGCCTTAACGGCTGGCGTCACCTGATCAGCAAATCCCTGTGCCAGACATTCGGCACCGGACATCCAGGTCTCATCCGCCAGCATGGCAGCAATTTCATCGGTGGTTTTCCCGGTTTTCTGTGCATAAGCGGGTAACAGAACCGCCTCAACCTTATCGAGCAGGTCGGCATAGGTGCGCATGTCCTCCGCATCACCGCCCGTAAAGCCAAATGGTTTATGAATCATCATGAAGGTGTTTTCCGGCATAATGACCGGGTTTCCCACCATCGCAATGACCGACGCCATTGACGCCGCCACACCGTCGACATAAACGGTAATGGACGCACCATGTGTTTTCAGTGCATTAAAAATGGCGATGCCTTCAAAGACATCGCCACCCGGTGAATTGATATGGAGATTAATGTGGGTGATATCGCCCAGTGCATTCAGATCACTGATAAACTGCTTCGCTGTAACACCCCAGAAACCAATCTCGTCATAAATATAAATATCCGCGTCACTCTGGTGACCAGCCTGCATCCTGAACCAGGAATTATTCTTCGGACTGGTCGTCGATGTGCTGCGGCTCCTGTCGTTTCGTTGCGGCACTGCTGCCTCCTTTATCACTGGCCGGATCGGTATCAAATACCAGATCCAGCTTGCGGTTTTCATCAATTTCGGCCTTGCGCCGACGTTTGACATCATCCGGATTACGACCACCAGCACGTACCCAGTCTGATTCTGTCGCCGCTCCACCACGAATCTGGATTTTCCAGGCCTCAGCCTCCTTAACAGGGTCAATCCACGGCATCACCGGTCCGGAATACACCGCGGTATACAGTGAAGAACGGTCAAGATCGCGGGGTAGCCTGATAACACCGGATGCCACAGCCTGTTTCAGCCAGGCACGGTACATCGGGCGGGTGACGGCACCAATAAACCAGTCCTGCAGGATCAGGTAGCCATCAGTGGATTCAACCAGCTCCTGACGCTGGGCGCTGTAAGTGCCGTTATAGTTGCGCGCTGTACTGGAAAAACTCAGACGACTGCCAGCCGCCACTGCACGCAACTGACCATTACGAAAAGTTTCAAGGTTAGGATTGGGACGATCCGACTTCACCATTCCGATTTCTTCGCCGGGTTTCAGATCGTCGTAAATAATGCCTGGCTGAATGGTAAGCTCGCGTTCCTTATCCTTGCTGCCATTACCATCCGGTTCATAGCTCTGCCCGTCGCCTTTGCGGATGTACATCCCCAGAGCAGCGGCGATCCTTGCTGCAGTCAGCTCAGAATCTTCATACTCTTTCAGGGCACTGAGGCGGATCAGTACACCGGACAATAAAGACGTCCCGCGCATCTGGTGCAGACGGCGAACAAATTTAAGATGCAGCATTCGCTCTGCATCCACTTCTTTGGTTTCCATCTGCCGTCCGGATACAGGACGACTTTTATACACCAGATATTTTTCGGGACGCCCCCAGTCATCAACAAACACGCCCTGATTCAGCCTGTTGCTCTCATCACTGGTCATGGGAATAAAGTCCGGCTCGAGTGCCTCCAGCCAGAAATGAACACCGGCAGAAGGCGTCAGGCTGTTTATGCGCCCGGAAACCATCTGGGCAAACACCTCACCATCGCGCAGCCAGGTACGCAGCATCAGACGTTCCAGCATCGGACGGGTAAACTGCCCGGTGACTTCCGGGCTGACAGACCATTCACTCCATCGGGTGCGAATCTCCGCAGCCAGGTCACGGGCAATGGCCCCATTGCGTAATACCGGATGTGGCTCGACAATAATCCCGTTTTTCCCCACCACCCGTTCTTCCAGCTTGTCAAATACACCAATGACCAGATCGTGGTTGTTATCAAGGTAACGGGCCTGCTCACGTAACGACACGGCCCCGTACTGGCTTAACTGGTCGGCAGTTCGGTTTTCCCGCCGGGCTTTGTGTGTCCGCGTCGTTTTTACGGCCTCATAAGCCTGGATCACCGCACGGGAACGCAGCCTTGCCGCTTTCCATCCTGGTGAAAAAACGCCAATCACATCATCAAGAATTGCCATCAGAACCTCGCCAGCCGGTACCCGGGATGCCCCCGTCGTCGTGTAATCAGAGCCGCAAGGCGGCGCTCCCACTCCTGCCGTCCCTGCCGGATCTCAGATAAGTTTTCCATGGTCATCTGCTGACCATTAAAGGTGACGGATTTTCCGTCCAGCACCGCCATTTCAGCTTCCGTATAACGCTGAATCATGGCTTCGATATCATTCTGGTTCATAACCATCCTCCGGAAGTCAGCCAGGGGTTAACATCGTCAGTTACTGTTTTCTTCCGTTTTTGTTTTTTAACAGGCGTGGATACCGGTTCCGGTGAGGGTGACGGTTCGGTACTGTCCGGGACACACTCCAGCCAGGTTTCCCGGCTCGCCCATTCCGGTACATCCGGCCAGCGGATCTTTTCGTATCCATGCAGAATGACCAGAGCCTCGGCATACACCATCAGGTCAAAGGCTTCGTTGGCACCGCGCCCCGGCTTACTCCATTTCCCGTCACTGCTCCGCTCTTCATACGTCAGTTCGTCGTAAAACCAGCTCCCCAGCCAGTCAGGAAAATGCACATAGCCGGGACCTGGCGAGTCACGCCATAACGCGTTATTCACCCGGTCTTTCAGGGCATCCGTCTGAAGAAGCCAGAGCGGCACATCACCTGCGGCCTGCGCCCGTCGGCCCGTTCGTCCGGTGTTATCAGGGAATGTACGGGTGATCAGTTTTGCGCGCCGGATGCTGTCGCCCTTAAACAGGTAAATACGTTTACCAAGGCCATCACGACGGCAACGACGCCAGAATTTATAGGCATTATCAGTGACCCCGTCTTCACCGCCGGAGTCCACCGCCATTGCCATCAGTCGCATTTGTTGAGAAGGATCGGAGGCCAGCGGCCAGCTTTTATGAAAAACATCCGTCAGCAGGACATCCCAGTCTTCCGGATAGCTGGCCGGATCAATTCGCTGGCTCTCCCCGTCGCTGTCACCGCGCAATGACTGCGTGATGTTGTAACGATCAATAATCCAGCGTTCGCCACGGCTGCCATAGCCCGTTACCTGAACCACAAAACGGCGATGACGTCCCGCCTGCACATCCACTGTCGCCACAAGGAAATTAACGCCATCCGGCACACTGCGGGAAGGAACTGGCTCTGCCCGCTGCTCAAGCAGTTCACTTTTTCGTTGCTCCATGCTGGCGCGGGGAAGATAAGGTAATCCCCAGTCAGTATTGATAACCGCCCTGAGTGTTTCTTCACTTCCGGTTGTCTCGTATTCCTGTTCTGCAGTAAGCAGTTTGTAAACGAGTTGCGAGAGTGTCTGGTAAGCAGCTGCCGGACCCTCCATCCAGAATGACGCAATACGTGAGCGTCGGGGATCACCATAACGACTACCATCCGCATTGATGGATTCACCATCCCGCAACCAGACCCCACGTCCGTTCAGCTCACGTTTTTGTTCAGGCATAATCCGTCCTGAACAGGAAGGACACTGAATATAAGCCGCCTCACTTGCCAGCACGGGATCGGCAATATCACGGAAACCAGCAACCACATCGCCGCAGGGCTGAAAATACTCACCACAGTGTGGACAGGGCCAGTACCAGCGACGGCGATCGCCACGGTTATAGAGCGACAGTATCCCCGTGGTTGGTGGAGCCTCATGCGGTGAAGTCCGTCGCCATTTCACATCCTTCACATCCCTGCCGGGGGAACTCTCCACCAGCGTCATACCACTGGACATAAATGTTGTGGTACGTTTTGAGGCAAGAGAGAAAGCATCCCCCTCGCCATCAATATCTTCCGGAAAACGGTCATAATCCGTCAGCGCGACGCATTTATAATCTGATGAGGACATGATATTGACTGACGGCCAGCCGATTTTCAGGTAGTTACCAGCAAGGAATGTTCTGTCATAAACGTTGTTGTCATTTTTGTTCGGACTCAGGCGACTGACCACTTCCGGGCTGACGCGAATCGTTCTGGCGAGTCGTTTTTTGGAGTGTTCGCGGGCTTTTTCCTCCGTCATCTGAATGATCAGCATATCAGCAGGATCGCAAATCACGTTGTAAATCACCCAGCCGTCAATCAGGCCGATAGTCTTGCCGGTTCGTGCCGGGCCAACAAATATCACTGCGTCGTATTCACGCGAGGCCAGGCAGTTCATCGGCTCAATAACATACGGTGCCACCAGCGGATCCCACGGGACTGAGTTCCCTGCCCCCATGGGCACCCGCATATACTGAGCAACGGCATCAGCAACCCGCATTCGCCTCGGTGCGCGAAGGATATAACCTGAATCGGTTCGTGCTGCCTTTGCGGTTTCCTGATTCAGCATTACTCCTCCTGCTGTAATTCCTCCTCATCATCCGCACCTGCTTCGGTCACCCGCAGGGCTATCTGATCGCGCAGATCATCAATAATGGACTGAACACGGCTCACAGCGGCAGGCTGCAGACCGCAGTCACGTTCCAGAATATCCGGTAATGTCTCCAGCACCTGCACGACCGCTTTTGCCCAGATGGCAAACTCCCGTCTGACATCACTGGCCGGAATGAGTTGCGCCGTTTCCTGTTCGAACTTAAGACGCTCACGTTCAGACTGATACCAGGCTTTGCGCTCATGCGCGTCCATTTCGCCTTCTGCAACCGGCGGTGGTAATGCCAGAAATGCCGACACAATATCAACCACCCGATAAAGCTTGAGGTTGCTTTCATGCCCCCCTGCAACGGGTAGATTTTGCAGCCTTGCCGCAGCAGTCTGGCGATGTACACCTGACAGTGCCGCCAGTTGACTGATATTCAGCGTCAGATTTTTTAACTCTCGATCCATACCCGCTCCAGAATGTTTTAAACATGCATCTTGCGAACAACTTTAGGCAAACGGTGTTAGTGATGAACAAAAAACAATCAAAATCGACACCATAAAAATAAAACCAATGTAATATCAATGCATTACAGTAGTGGTGATGACGAATGAAATTTCAAAAACTAGCCTTTTCCCGCGCCGCTCCCGCCCCGTGGCAGGCCACCCCACCGGGAGGACCCGTCAGCCTGACAGCTCTGACGAACGTCTGATACAACGCCTTGCATGAATGGCATCGGGATAATCCAGAAAGGCATAGCATCGCGCCCACAAGAATCTGTGTAAGTGTCCTGTTTCTTCCACCCCCGCACAGGACTGGCGAGCATGAGGGACAAACCCGCGAACCATAAACGCGGTAAAAACCCGGTGTGCATCGTTTTTGATTATTCCCGCACACTCGCGCAGAAGGAGTTCCCCGTCGGGCTACGGTCTCTGTTAATACGGGAATACGGCGACGATACAGCGCATGATGTGTCAGGCTTGAATACCTTTATCCGTTAAAAGGGATATCAGTTAAGCTATCCCGTGTAGGGTATAAGCCATTATCAAAGCCACTCTGTAGGGAGTGGCTTTTGTAATGGCAATAAAAAGCCCCGCGAATGCGAGGCTAAATCCTGGTATTTGTAATGACTGGCTCTTATCTCAACGCAGCCCCTTACCGCGCGCAAGATGCTCAATATCAAGCATCAGCAATGAGATGTTTAATCTGGATTCACTCCAGAAGTGATCACCATCCTGTCTACAGAGCCAGATGTGAAGGATGATGAGTAAAATTATCGCTATCATCGAAGGCATTGCGTCCTGATGTATTCCTGAAGCGTTCTCAGTGCTGTTTGGTCGCGGATAATTCCGTCCCGGATACCGAGAACGTTTCGTCCAGCAACTGGAGAGAGTTCGACGGTGGCATCATTGCCCATGCCGGAGGCGCTGGAGGTTTCGGCTGAGGATGGCACAGGGCATTTTCCTTTGACGAACACCCGACCACCATTATCAAGCTTGCGCCGAAGAGCATCATTTTTAGCTTTCGCATCAGCTAACTCCTTCGTGTATTTAGCATCGAGTGCATCAGCAGAACGCTGGCGCTGCTGCATGTCAGTAATGGTGGCGGTCGCCTCCTTCAGCTCACTGACTTTTTTATCTCGCTGTTCTTTGTAGGCGATGGCGTTATCACGGTAATGATTGACCGCCCACGACAGGCAGACGATGATGCAGATAACCAGAGCGGAGATAATCGCGGTTACTCTGCTCATTGTTGCCCCCACAAACAGACTTCACGCTCAATCTCACGACGAGTCATCAGGCCTTTCCATTGCTTACCGCCAGCGTATATCCAGCGACGTAGCTGGTCACATGCGCCTTTGATATCGCCCTGGTTTATTTTGCGAAGAAGCGTCGATGTTCTGAAATTGCCAGCACCCACGTTGTAGACGAACGAGTAAAGAGCGCCGCGCGTTGTTTCCGGTATATCGACTTTGATGTACGGGTTAATTTGTCTGGCAACCGTGGCAAGGTCTTTATTCAGGAGGGCTTTGCATTCTGCTTCGGTATACGTTTTACCGAGCATGATGTCTTTTCCGGTGTGTCCGTGACATACAGTCCATACGCCAACGATATCTTTGTATGGTATGTAACTGACACCTTCCAGGCCATCGTCACCACTTGGGCCAGTGATTAACACTGATGCTATAGCAATTGCTCCGCCACCAATAGCAGCAGCAACTGCTTTTCGTAATGATGGAGGCATTATTCACCTCTCGCAGCCTTGCGCTTATCTTCTTTAATCTTGAAATAAAGGTTTGTCAGGTACGTCAGCAGGCCAAATACCAGACTACCCAGCACACCTATTGCCGCCCACTGTGAGGGCGTGACTTTATCGAGCAACTGTAAAAACCAGTACCCGGCACTACCTGCTGAGGTGCCATAGGCGACACCCGTTGTTAACTTATCCATGGATTTCATAACCCCACCTCGCAGATGCGGGTGCTGTGTAATGGAAATAAAAAGGCCACCTGACGTGGCCACCAGATTATTTCCCCACCAGCTCGTTTATCTCTTTCACTGTCTGGTTAAACCGCTCTGACTCAAGCTCAACACCTAAGGCCCGACGCCCCAGCGCCATTGCTGCTTTTATTGTGGAACCGGATCCCATAAAAAAATCAGCAACCAGATCACCAGGTCGACTACTGGCATTGATTATTTGCCTGAGCATATCCACTGGTTTCTCACACGGATGTTTACCCGGGTAGAACTGAACGGGTTTATGCATCCAGACATCGGTATAAGGCACGGAGACTGATACGGAGAAATAGCGCCGGAGAGATTTAAACTCATCCAGCAATTCAGAATATTTGCGATTCAGTGAATCATAAGATGCCACCAGCTGGTGGTGTGGTTGTTCCAGTTGTTGTTCCTGAAACTTCTCTGCCGCTATACGGGAAAACAGTGCCTGTAACTTCCGATAGTCAGCCTCATTCGGCAACTGCCACTGACTGGCACCAAACCAGTGGGAAACCATATTTTTCTTACCTGTGGCTTCGGCAATTTGTTTTGCCGTTATACCCAGTTCGGCACGAGCATCCCTGAAATACGATATCAGCGGTGCCATTATGTGCTGTTTGAGTTCCCTTTCTTTTGCCGCATAGCCGTCACTTTTGCCGCGATATGGCCCCTGGTAATGTTCAGCAAACAGAACGCGCTCTGTGGCAGGAAAATATGCGCGCAGACTTTCTTTATTACACCCATTCCAACGTCCGGACGGCTTCGCCCAGATGATATGGTTAAGCACGTTGAAACGTTCACGCATCATGATCTCAATATCAGATGCCAGGCGATGCCCACAGAACAGGTAAAGGCTTCCGGCAGGTTTCAACACCCGCCAGAACTGGGCCAGACAGTGGTCCAGCCACTTAAGGTAATCTTCGTCCCCTTTCCACTGATTGTCCCAACCGTTGGGTTTCACCTTGAAGTAAGGCGGATCGGTAACAATCAGGTCAATGGAATCATCAGGCAGGGACTGAATAAAATGCAGGCAATCAGCGTTGATTAAATCAACACTGTTTATTTTTACAGTATTTTTCATGGATCAGTAAGCGTAACTCTGGTAGGCTCACTCTGCTTTTGCGCTAAAGCAGTGGGCCGTGGTTCGCTTGTGACCAGTAAGCATGAGCGAATGGCTGGCAGGTGCTACCAACACCCACCAGCCGCCCATTTTCACAGCAGGAAACCGCCATTACTGGCAGCGTCTGAATTTATTCCCGTACCCGCCGTTATCCTTCGCCAGACCCGCCAGAACTAACTGAGTCAGTATTAACTGGCACCGGGCTTCGCTTACTCCGGTAGTTCTCGTCATCATGCGTGGCGTTACCCACTTGTCAGCAGGTAAGAAATGAAGGACTGCGGCGGCGGTTTCTGTCATATCTTGCTGTTTTAGCATGTCTTTTCCCTTCTGGTTAACATGACATACCAATAACTCTTGTCTAAAAAGCCAGCAAGATAAAAAGCCAGTATTCACGACCACCAGCGTGTTTACTGTACTGCACAAGGTTTACAGGTACAAAAAAACCGCTCAGCGGCGGGTTTAAGTTGTGTGGCGAAGTAACCACTCTTAACACGATATAATACTTTTTGCGTACGCGTTAGGATTTTTATAAACTATGCGTCCCCATTCTCGCTATCTTTAGTCGGTCCTGGAATACACATGAAAGTTAGAAGCATAGGATTTACAATAAATAACAATAACAAAAATATTAATACCGTTGACGTAATGAATGCTTTTATCAACGCATCAAACAGAGAACACAGTCGCACAGACTATACTCGTAAAATTCTCATTTCGGATGTGAATGATTTCTATTATGGATTAGTTGTCACATTCAGAAACCAAAAAAAGAACTGTAAGTCGCAATTTGTTGATGGTAAATTCCAGCTTAAAATTGAAGATCTTCAAGGAAGTGACAAACTTGCTAATTTCAACTTTTTCTTAATTAAAAAATCTAATCTTTCTGGTCTCTATATGTATCACCACGGTTCATGCAGTCTGAACACTCTCTTTTCTCATTTAGAAACAATAAGTAATGAATTTATCAGAAATCAAAATAAAGAAGAAATAAAAAAACTTGGTGATAAACCAAAACAAAAAGAAGTAACTGCAATAAATAAAAAATACAAAGAAAGACTGACTTTCAGCCTTATGACAAATAAAAACAACATTCAGAGTGTTTTATGTCAATTCAAAGAGATTAAAAGCACAAGCTTTAAATTTAATTATATAGATTTTAAAGGTGGACCAATGACTGCGCTTGAACAATTTGTTAACACCACCACAATAGATATGAATTTTAATTCTAGCGACAGAACAAAAGTGCAACAACTATCTCAGAATCTTTCAAATATTTATAATTCTATGAGTGGAGTTGCTAAAGCACAGGTTATTGCAGTAAACCATGCAGGAATAGAAAAAACCATTGATTTTATGAACTGCCCTGTTTTTTTTGAAACATACGATTTCGATATAATTGCCGATAAAGTCAATGGATTGACAAACGATAATTATACAACAAACCCTGTTTTTGATATGATAAAAGAAGAAATGCTGAACGGGACGAATAAAAATGCCTTTATATGAATGGCTAATAAATAAAAGATTGAGGTATCAGTACCTTACACTGCTTGCATTCTCGATCCTGGCATTGCTTGCACTTTACCTATTGTACAGAAACACACCTAAAGTAAGTGTTAACTTTTTTGATTTTTATCATAAAAACTTACGAGGCTATCTCTTCTCCGGTTTTATTTCCGTGGGCTCATTTTTATTGAGCCTGCATACCTTTGTCATAATAAATTTACGCGATAAGGTTTTTGCAACTCAGGAATATAAGGAAATTTATAGCATTGCCACTGGTATACCTATTGACAAAATCAATGATAGTGTACTTTATAAACCTTTAGACAATTTATCCTCATTTATTAATACATCAATATTATGTTCTATCACAACAGCAATTGCACAATTCACTATTGGGCTTTCAACTAATTTATATGCATGCTTATTTTGCGTATGGCTTGCAATACTAACGGTATTTCTTTTATTACATTGCCTCATCATAATCAGACAAAATATTAAAATTTTATTAAAGCAACAGAGAAAAAAAGGGGGGTAATCCCCCCTAATATTACAACATTGAAAGCACACCATCCAGAAAACCAAGAGCTGTTTGCAACTCTTTTCTTATTGTCCCATCAGAACACTTCTGCTTCTTTGCAATAGTTCTTAGTGAGATGCCGATAACAAAATGAGCAATAACCAACTCATACTCTTCGGGCTTATATTTCCGCAATCGCGCAACACAGCTGTCAATCATGATTCCTTCATCATCATCGCATTGTTGGCGTGTTTTCTTTCCATGAGGTAGTAAACCTTTAAACCCTGCAGCAACAGGCTGCCAGTCCACACCACTGTTATCTGCTGCAGCCCATGCACCCCAGCGGTCCAATACTTCATACATATCACGCATCAACTTTCTCCACAAAATCAGGCCAGTACGCCAATTGCCAGTGCACGATCGATAAAACGAAATATCAGCTCCAGCTGGGAGCCATACTTCTCTTCAAATGCCACGGTATCCGCATGCAGCTCGTCGTGATGCTTTCTGCACAAAGGCAACACAAAGAGGTCATGCGCTTTTGTAGCCATTCCACCCTGACCGTGACCTATCAGGTGGTGGGGATCATCAGCAGGTTTTCCACAACATGCGCACGGCTGCGTCTTAACCCATCGCGTGTACTTTTCATTAACCCAGCGGCGACGTTTGGGGCGTAACATAAAAGACTCCGGCGACTCCGGATCCACTTTCAGCGCCAGCACCTTTTTCGCCTTATCCTGGATGATGCTGGTGGCAGGAACCGAAGGCATAAGGTCACTTTCCCGGGTAACAGACGGCACAACAGGCTTCGGTAATCTCAGTGCCTTACGGGCTGCACTTTCCGGTAAGGCATCCGCCAGATCATTACGAATCAGCCACCAGCACAGTTCCGGCATTGTCACAACGTGACTATCATCAAAACCGAGATCCCGACGCACAACAGACAACACCCAGCGGGCACAGTTATCCGTTGCCATTGATTCCAGCCGTTCCGTGAACTGATCGCGCAGCTGGTTATCGCAGTGCCAGCACAAACGGATTGCGCCCGGAGCGTGTCGCATTGTTGTCATGTTCTCGCTGTGCCAGTCGGAATGAGGCCACTGGCAGCCTTTTTCACGAAGTAACCAGCTTTCAAGACATTCCACGCCACCAGCACGACGGATCACTGCCTCATTGCGGAACACGGCCCGAACGGCAGGATCATCCGCCAGCGGTTGTGATGCCGCCGGAACGGCACCACTGGCGAAAGATGAATAACGTTCCGGCTCAGGCTCCAGCAAGACACGCCCCTGCATAAACAAGGGCATCAGCTCTGAACCTGGTCTGAACAATACGATCCCCATACGCGGGGCAATTTCAGGGGTCAGTAGTGCTCTCACGGTCACCTCAATGAACGGTATCGAGCAGCTTTAACAGCTCAGGGAATCGGGATTCGAAGAAATGCGGCTGCGTCTCGCGCGGATTTGCGGGACTGGTGATGTTCTTGCCGAACATGCAGCCTTTCGCCGTCAGCGACCAGAATTTTTTGATGTTGTTAATCGCAGTGCGGCTGTATCGTTCACGTTGTTCAACGATCCCCAGCTTCGCCATCTGGTGATATGCCTGATTAGCTGTCAGGCGGATACCATACTGCTTCAGCAGTGCACTCAATGATAGCGTGGGGCGGCTTGAGCCATCAGGCGCGTCAGCAGGAGCATCAATGGCATAGCGCGGTGCCAGATTCGGTAAGCCAACAGCCTCCTGGAGTTTCTGACAGGCACCAAGCACTGAAGAGTTAGACAGGTTTAACTCCCGGCGCATAAAGTCCAGCAGGATCACGCCAGCCTGCATCTTGTCAGCAGCCTGTCCGGATAATTTTTCCGGTGCGCTGGTTACCATATCGAAAGTACGGATCACCTTCAGATGGAATGACGGGCTGATCCACATTGCATAGGCATACACCAGTTCCTTGCAGACATACGTTCCCCGTTCATTTCCCCCATGAATCACACTCACCGGGTCAACACCCAAATTCTGGGTGTTGGTCAATTCATGAACAAGCTCAACAGTTTGTTGGCTGGAAAGAAACTTTCCCGGCTCCTTGGTTCTGGCATTTGCACCAGATGCTACTGCAGCGCGATGCAGATCGTTCAGGCTGTAACGCCCATAAGCATCACGACGAACTTCAATACCATCAATGACCATCAGATTATTCATACTTCGTTTCTCCTCTTAATCAGGCGGCTGCACCCGCCGTTTTCTCGTACTTACTGATAGTGATCTCGACCTTCCCTTCCGGGATAACCGGTCCCCACTCCACCAGCATTCTTTTCACCTGACTGTCGTCTTCCCACACACCCGCGTGGGTCAGGGCGTCAAACAGCGCCTTGTTATAGTTGTCCAGATCGCGGATCCGGTTATCCGGAGGAAACAACACGATCTCCACTGAAGCAGGTGCCGACGTTGGTTTTGGCAGACGACGTAACTGCTCAACTATTGCTGCACACGCCGCGCTCTGGAATTTGCGCCCCGCCGCGCTTATCAGGCTCTTACCTGCAAACGCCCCTTTGTTGGGGTGTCGCCAGTACGTGTTCACGCTGGGCGGGAAAGGCAGAATCAGCTTCATACTTTCAGACCCCTCTCATGTAACCAGTGGGCTGCACGCAGCCTGGCGTTTTCCTCACCGGCAAGCAGTGAGCGGATAATCCCGACCGCCTCGCTGTCGTCGTCCTTCACCGCGGTATGAAGCGTTATCCCCCGGGCCACACCACGCTTTATCGTGATGACGCCTTTTTTCTCCAGTGCGCGAAGATGCTCCACCGCTGCATTCACTGAACGATATCCCAGCATGGTTGCCACCTCCTGATTGGTTGGCGGAAAGCCACGCTCTTTCTGGTAAGAAATCAGCATATCCAGCACCTGCTGCTGGCATTGAGTTAACGTCGTCATGCCGCCATCTCCCTGACCAGTTTTTCCGCCTGCTGGCGAACCTGCGCCAGAAACGCCTCACCACATGCCTCAAGTTCATCACGCCCGATGTAGCTGATTGCCGGTCCCTTCCAGGTCTTGTCGAAAACAGCAATAGCACCAGCGAAGAAAGCGCCTGTCGGCACCTGCTTCTCGTCCTTCGGTATAAACCAGGCAGGCAGTTCAAAACCAATACGCCCGCGAATAAAAGCAATATGATCTGCATCTTCCGGCCACCACACTTCGCTGGTGGCCGCTTTGATCAGGAAAACATAGCGCCCGCCCTTATCACGCATGGCACTGGCATGTTTCATGATGTAACGCATGCCGGTGATGTATTGCCCCTCATGCTGACTGGCGCGGCTGTACGGGGGATTACCAAAGGCAGCACCTTTAAGCTCCGCAAGACGTTCTGACCAGTCATGCGCCAGCGCGTTATCTTCCGCCGTGTAATACGCGGCACATTTGGCGTTATCACCGTCAGTAAACAGATCCAGAACAAACGGGCCAAACAGGGTGTTAATTCCCCAGAAAATGTTGTCCGGCGTGCGCCACTGATCGCCCACTTCCTTCAGTTCATGGGCTGGTTTGTTCCGCAGTTCCACCAGCGCCTGGCAATATTTATTACTCATTAAGCCCCCACGTAATTCCCTGACAGATACCACTCTTCACCCGATGCAGCGCGCTTGCTGCTTTTCCGTAAGCACCGCTCACGACGCGCCAGAAAATTGTTTCGTTCTGGCTGGGAGTGGCTTTCACGGAATGCCGCCATCCACACGGTTGCAGCACGACGGTATAAGCCCCTGGACTCCAGTTCTTCCGCCTGGCGGGTCAGGCACAAAATCACCCGAGGATCGTTAGTGCCGACATAGAAATTGCGCACAGATCTGGTTTCTCGAACTGGTTGTGGTTCCGGTTCCTGCGCTCTCTCAGTCAGGCGCGGAAAATGTCTGCGTGTATCTCCTTCACAACGGTGAGCCACACGCCCACTCTGACGTAACTTGCTTGCAGACTGCAGAACGCGCTGCCGTGAGTAACCTGCAAAAGCATCCGCAATGTCTCCGGAAGTACACCCCGGATGGGCTTCAATGTATTTCTGAACTTCATTCAAAAGACTCATGATCACCCCCTGAATCCTGCCGGGATCTGGCTGTAGTCCACGTTGTCGTAACTGGCTTTGAAGTACGGGTCTTCGCGTTTTTCGGTGTACGTGCTGACGGACGGCGATAAGCGCAGGGAAAGCTCATCCCATTTTTCCCGCAGCTTCGACGGGCTGAGCACGTTACGGCACCAGAACGGATCGCGGCTGACGCGGCTGTACATCTCGCAGATTTGTTTGTGAGTACGACCATCCTGCACACACATC